ATTATAGTTAAATAAGTTATATAAATCTACAGATCTCTTCTTTAATAATTTTTTAGCATCATAAATACTCATCCATTCAGCTGTATCATATAAAGAATCAAGATCTTCTGGTCTAATATATCCAGTATAATCAGAATCATAAATTGCTAAATATAGATACGTGTATTGCCCTTTATATACATCATCCTTATACCTAGCCTGTTCATTAGACATAGAATAACTTCCGATATACTTAAGATTATCTATATTTACCTTTACTTCTTCTTGACATTCTTTAGCAGCTTGAGACTCTAATGAAGAATTCTTATCAGTACCACCTCCAGGTAGTTTAACACTACCATCAGATTTTCTAGTACCAATAAGTACTTTATCTAATTCCTTATTAAATATAATTACTTCTACACGCTCTCTATATGGTTCTCCATTAACTTTCTTAATAGCATTCCAAGATCCATGACCAATAAATCCTTCTTGAGAAGGTTTATCAGATGATGGAGTTATTATAGAAAATTCTTTTATAGATTTGGACCAATCTTCATCAGTGTTCTTACACGCTTCATTTATATCATTTCTAGGAAATGGATAATCGTCTGTTATTTCCAACCAGTCTACACTATATCCATCATCCTCAAAATTAGATATATGTATTTTACCAATGTAATGAATACTATAAGTATCCATATCCATAATATAGCAATATCTATCTTTACCAAAACATTTTTCTGCTCTGATACACGCAGCTATAGTAGGATATGTCTGTTCTTCATCCCAACTACAATCTTTGGGATCTTTATATTTATCTAATAATTTAAAATACCCTTTGTCGTGTAATACACAGTATTCTTTTATATTTCTCTCATCTTTTGGGAATTTGAAAGACTTTTGAATATTGTCCAATTCTACGTCTTTTATAGAATTAGATTTACCTTTCATTATTAAGGTTCCTTTATCCTCCATAAACTGCATATATTCATTAGAAGTAGAATGTGTTTTTGGAAAACTATTTATTTTAAATACATAATAGTCTGGTATGCCCATTTTCTTAATAACGAAGAATAATATATCATTTATATTATCTGCTGGGTATACTCCACATATACGTTTAAAAGATGATTCTATATAATATAATTTACCAGAGTCTTTTGTGACTGTTATCGTATGAGTCTGATAATTAGACGAGATTATATAATAATTAGTATGCTGTATTCCAAGCTTCTTCAGCATATAATCTTGGTAGAATACATAATCCCAGCATATTCCGCCTTTATATCGTTCAAATTCTGATGTAGACATAGTTTTATAATTTTCATCCCAATACTTACTAGATTTTACATCAGTTATTTGCCCATTTACTGGCAATCCATATTCAAATAAATTAAGTTTCATATTTAGACTTAATAATTCATCTAATATAGATTTATTGGAAGATTCGTTTACTACTTTAGATTTATCTTCATCAGTAAGCTTGCTTTTGAGCTTCATCCAATATTCATTTTTGGAATTACCGTCTCCAATTATAACGAACCCATTATCTTTGTATAATTTAATAGCAATTTCGTTGTCTTTCGTTACAGTTAAATCTATAGCTTTATATTTATTTATGGCATCTTTTACAAGCTTAGAAGATAATCCATATCCTCTATATTTCTTAATCACTACAACCGGAGTTATAAATCCCGGATATTTCTTATTATCTAAGAATACATATCCTGCTATGCAATCGCTATCAGCATCTATAACTATTTCACCTATGCAACTTTTATGAATATAATCCCAATATTCTGTACAATATTTGTCTTGCTTTAAATATTTATCTACACTGGGATCTTTAAGATCTATAAACTTAAAAGTTGTATCAGTCTTTTTAGTTTTATGATTTGGATCAAGTGTAGATTTATTTTCATGAATCATACTATTATCTCCTTTATATATTTCATCTATAATATATGATTCATTCATGTTATTCAATTTATCAATCGTGATAATTAATTCATTATTATCACATCTTGCAGAATATTTTCCATTTTCGAAAATATTGTTATAGTTAATAGTTTTTATTACATCATCAATTCCAGATTCATACGCAAATTTACCAGCAGAGAATGAATTATCGTTAACTATCTTTGGTTCACTATATTCTTTTATACTACAAAAAGCAAAGCTATCCATTCTACACCATTTAATAGTATGAATTACTGAATTAAACGCATTTTGGATTATATCGTTTGAAGCAGATTCGTTAAATGGTACTACTCCTAAATATTCTCCACAATCTTTACATTTGTAGATAGGTTCTCCTTGGAAAAATACTCCTATGTTTTTAGATCCACATTTACTACATACTTTAGGTCCTAAGTCTTTGGCTTTCTTGCTTTCTAATACAGTAGATTCATTGATTCTTATAATAGGATTATATTCTCCATTATTCTCTATATATAATTCTTTTAATTCAAGCATTAATTCTATTAATTGCTCAAACTTGTTATCGGTTAATCTTATATAATTATATTTACCTTGTTTTCTAATAGCATCTTCTTTTGCTATTTGTTTAGCTCTGTATTCAGGCATTTCTCTTTTATTAGGGTTATCTCCGCCATCTTTAATATCGAATACTAAGTTATACGGAACATAATATTCATCAGTAATCCATTTATGAGTTTCTCCTTTAAACTTATACTCTATTATAGGGCCAGGAGTTTCTAAGTCTTCACTTTTTACATTTAAAAATTTATCCATAAATTCCAAAAACTTATGCTCATAAGAAGCTACATAAGTTCTTATGGTTCCATCTTGAAATTTGTATTTTCCCGATATGCTTCTATTGGCAAGCATTACATTATTTTGATATTCTGGATCTTTAAGCATTTCTTGCTTAGTCATTCCTCTTACTCTTTTTAATCTTTCTGCAGCTAATTGCTCATAAGCTTTTTTACATTTCTCGCTACAAAATCTATCATATCTACATTTATCTTCATCCCATGGAGATTCTTTTCCACATATAGTACATTTACCTTTTTCTTTTTTATTTACAATATTAAATACTATTCTAGATGCAGTAAAGTCTTTTGGAATGAATTCCGAATGTTTCTTTTCTATATGATCTACAAGTTTAACTCTATCATATTTATCATTGCAATAAGGGCATTGATATTTTCTTTTATATACAGAAGAGGCTGCTTCCATTAATGCTATTTCGTTCATAATAACTGTACTCTCCTTTATTTGATTAATTACTGAAATGTTTCAGATTGCGTATAATTTGTAATTGATTATAATTGTATTTGAATAACTTTATAGTAAGATTTAAAGGAGGTATATGATGCAAACTTTTACAGATCACTTGTTTACGACAAGTACGTTCAATAAACCTCTAGTTATAAAAGATAAAGATGCAATACTAACTTTAGTATGTAGATTAATACTATTAGAACCAGGTACTATTTCCATTGCTCCAGAAGCTGGAGTAGGACTGGTTAGTAAATATAGATATATGAATTCTGAAACTATTGTTGAATTAGAAGAAAATATTAAAGAGCAAATAAATAGATTTCTTCCATATTTTACTCAAGTAGACGTAAATATAAGTTTACAAGAAAACAAAATTCTTTTAATAGAATTAGATATTGATGATTCTATTTATACATTAAAAGCTAATATATCCAAAAATAATGAAGTTACTTTAACCGAATTATATAACGGATAAAAGAAAGGAGATATATTTATGGCTTTAGTAGAAATGACTCCTGAAGAACTTGGTTTTAAACCTGCTCCTAAGGAAGATGATCCAATGCTTCATCCAGAAAAAGAAGATGATGCTGATAGGGCTTTGGATGTATTCGATAAAGTTATTATTCCTAAGAAAATAGCGGAAGCTAAAAAATTTAATGAAATTATGGAAGAGACAGATGGTAATATTTCTAAACAGGAAATGAATGAATTGCTTGGATATGGATATGCTAATGTCTTATTAGGCGATAAACCTGTTCCATTAAATACTAAACCTATGGAAAGAGTCATAAAAGCTCGAAATAAAAACAAAGAGAAAATTGCAGCGGAAACTAAACAGTCTGCTGATGAAATAGATAATATCTTGGGTTCAGTTAAAACTGGATTTGAAGATGACTTCGATGATGAAGACGATTTATAATTTTAAGGAGGAAGTAAAATATGTCCACAGAAAACAAAGTTTTTACAGACAACGCAAGACCAGAAGATTCCGTATCTCTTAGTGATCTTAAGAATGACGGAAATGAAGTGCATTATGCGCAAGAAAGAGACGAAGAAACAGTAGCTAGTGCTATTACTGGTAGATCAGTAACAAAAAGCGTAGCTAAAAAAGAACCAGATCAGCAAGAAGAAGTAGAAAAAACTGTTAAATACACAACAGGTTATTCTAATATCATAGAAGATGATGAATATACAAATGAAGAAGAATTTGAAATTGAATCAGATTATACGAATGAAGAAGAAAAGCCCGTATTAACAACGTCTGCGACTCCTACATCAAACGATGAACTTAAAGAAATGGCAGATGTAAAAGTAGATACAGATCCTGAGAGAATAATTGGATTCGATAATGCTCCTAAAAAAGAAGAGTATAATATTCCTACTAATCTTGATGATATCGAATTCCCTGATGACGACGAGGATGAAGATGAAAATACTGCAACTCCTAATCAGGAAACAAGAGATGATGAAATTATCAATGAGAAATTAAAAGCTTCAGTAAAATCCAAAATTAAGGTTGTAGCTAAAAAATATGACCTTTCTGCATTTACAGTATCTAAGAAGCCAGTAGCATTAAATGCTGTACTTGATACAGTAGAAAATCCTAATAGAAAAGCTGCAGATTGGGTAGCATATAATACAGGCAACAGATTTAGAATGCTTGGTTTCACAGGCGCAGAAATTGATAAGCTCAATAATCCTGGCGGAAGTAGGATGAATTCTGAATCTGTAAGATATAAAATGCTTTATGATCATATTATTGATAGAGATAAGCCTGCTTCAATGGAAGAGTGGGCTAAGTGCACAAGCTTCTTCGATATCGAGCATTATTGGTTTGGTGCTTTTCGTGCTACATTTGAAGGAGAAGCATATATGCCGATTACAAACTGTCCTACAGATAATAAGCATGTATTCTTAACTGATAATCTTGATATTATGGATTTCGTTAAGTTTGAGAATGATGAAGCTAAAGCAAAATTCTATGATATTTATAATGGAAATATCGCTAAACCTAAAGGATTATATAAATCTGATATTGTACCTGTATCTGAAGATTTTGCTATTGGATTTAGAGAACCATCTATCTTCAATATGGTATTTGAAATTGCTATGCTTGATACAGCATTCGTAGAGAAATATAGAGATATTATTGCACTTGTATCTTATATTGATTCTATTTATTATATTAATAAGAATACAATGACTCTTGATCCTATCGAGTATCGTCATTATACAAATAATACAGCTAAAACAGCTAAATCTAAAATCATTCAGTTTGGTAAGACTATTCGTAAATTGTCTTCTGACCAGTATCATGCAATTCTTATGTATATTCAGGAGATCAGTAAACGCGACGAATCTATCTCTTATCAGATTCCTGAAACAACATGTATTGAATGTAATGCAGTTATTCCAGCTACAGCTATCTCTGCAGATGAATTGGTTTTTACGCGTCACAGATTGGCAGCACTGGCGGCTTTATAGGAGAGTGTGTCGGTATAGCTACTTATTTTAGAGGAAGAACTACTATATTTGAATTGACTAATATACCTTTTGGGCATGTCAATACATTGAAATATATAATAGATCGTGAATCTAGAAGTAAGAGAGCACAGCAAGCTAAACAAGCTGAAGTATTAGAAGATGCTGTCAATGGAGACATGTAAAAGAGGAGGATTAAGATTTTGGATAGATGTAGATTCATAAACTCGTTGTCCAGTTCCTCTGATATAAGTATAGAAGAATATATACTTAATCATTTTGAAGAGGTTATGCTTCTATATAATCTATTTGGTAACTGTGATACTGTGAATATATCTGTTGATAATAAAATAATTAATCCTTTCGTAATAGCATTTAAGAACAAAAAAGACGCTAATGAAATGCAAGGATTAATTAATGGAACCTTTCTACATATTTATGGAGATAAATATTTCATAAACAGTGTAGTTGATGATAAATCAATACGAATAAATATTTTAAATACAGCTAGTATGGGTTAACCCATACTAGCTTATTTTCTGCTATCTGTAACTTTATTATAATATTAATATTAGGAGGTCTAATATAATGACAGGTATTTTAGGCGCACTAAACTATCAGCGTAAATCTGGACAATTCACTTTAACTAAAGAAGAGTTTAATATAGTAAATCTTGTTGTTCATGGAGTGTCTACCAATGGTCGTAGAGTTTTGAATGAAGCGGAAATGAATCACCTTAAGGTAGACTTATTAGATTATCAAGATTTTATAAAGAAAAATAATGTAGAAGAGATCACAGATACTTTATTATTTATTAGAGATGGTTATCCTGCTCCGAAAGGATTATTATCTCAAGAAATATTCGGTATAACTAAAGACGATAGAGCTAATATATTTGGTTATATTGATTTACATGGGTGGTTCATGCATCCATTTTGCTACAAAGTATGGTGTAGTATAGATAAAAGAATTAGAAATATAGTATCAGGAATAGGATTCTATAAAATAGATCAAGACGGCTTGATTCAAGAAGTACAATCTGGTGGTGATACTGGTATAGAATTCCTTAGAAAAAATATAAATAAAATAAAAATAAAAGAAACTGGTACAAGAACTAGATCGACAAAGATACAATTCTTATATAAATGCAAGAAAATGATGTTTCTTGATAAATTTCTTGTAATACCTCCGTTCTATAGAGATATGGATACTAAGGTTAAAGGTGCTGTTGGAGCTGGTGGTATTAATAAATATTATCAATCATTAATAATATCATCTAAAGCTATACAAGAAACTCAGGATTATGGATTATCTATAGAGAATACTACTAATGCTAGAATACAAGAAACTTTATTAAATATATCTAATGCTTTATTTGGTACTTCTAAAAATAAAGATGATGGTATTGGATTAGCTGGTAAGACAGGTATTATACGTGAAGCCGTATTAAGTAAATCTACTGATATGGGTACACGTTTAGTATTATCAGCTCCAGATTTAAAAGTAGAGGCTATGGAAGATTTAATGGTGGATACAGACCATGCGGCATTACCATTAGCATCTGCATTGGTAAACTTTAAACCATTTATTATATTCCAGGCTAAAAGATTATTTGAAAATCTATTTCAAAATGTAGAATTGATGCAAGTCTACGATCCGAAAGCTAAAAAATTAGTACCATTTGAACCTAAAGATCCACTTATAACTTTTTCTGACGAAGAGATAGATTCTCAGATAGATAAATTTATCTTCTCTTTCTCTAAGAGATTAGAACCAGTTACATTAACTGATCAAAAGACAGGAAGAACCTTGGGGTTAGTGTTTAAAGGAAAGAAAGTATCTAAAGCTAAGTATGCTAAAACTGGCGGTGATATAATGGGAGAATCTTCTCTTATTAATAGGCCTCTTACATGGTGCGATGTATTATATATGGCAGCATGTGAAGCATGTAAGGATAAAACTATTCTTATTACTCGATTCCCTATGGATTCTTACTTTAACGAATTTCCGATACTGGTAAGAATAAGTACAACAAAAGAAACCGAAAAGATATATGTAAATAATACATATTATCCATTCTATCCAAAGATTAGAGAATCTGATATCGGAAGTGATACTTCCAATAAGTTCATTGATACATTAGTATTCAGTAATGTTTATCTTAAATCCATTGGTGGTGACTATGATGGTGACCAGTGCTCTGTAAAAGCTGTTTGGTCAGAAGAAGCCAATAGAGAGTTAAGGGAGCAGATTAATTCTAAAGCAGTATATATAGATCTTGGAGGAAATAATATTAAAGTTTCTACAAATGAAGCAGTACAAGCCATATATAATCTAACTAAAATATTGAATGAGGATAAAGTAAAACTTACTGATCCTAAGTTTTAACTATTACTCTATCCGTAACTCTTATATAAAATAATAGGTTTTCACGCCCAAGGATAAAGAAAAGGAGTTAAAAATATGGAAGAAAACGATATTAAATTCGATTTAAACTGTATAGACAAGTTTAGTGTAAAAGGTAAATACATTAAAGAGTATATGATGAATTGCCCGCCAACTACGAGTATAATGATAACAGAAGTATCTGCAGAAAATCCTGATAGAATACCTAAACCTATTAGGAATATAACGATAGATTATAACCGTATACAAGAATTTTTCATGAAATACTGTACAGGTCCTAAAGCTATTAAAGATGATATCTACTATTTTATTAATGCTAAAAGAAATAATTACGAGTTCTTAACTTTACAAAGAGATTTGGATAAATCTCCAAGAAAAGAATCTAAACAAAAAATGGTAACTAAGCCATATAAAGCTACATATAACACTATAGAAAAAGATCCAGAAATGATTGCTAGTTATTATAGTAAAAAGTATAGTATTTCAGATAAAGAAAATATTATAGCTATAATGACGGAAGATGATGTACTTTGTCTTAATTGCGGATGTATTTCTGATCAAAGACTATCTGATGTACCAGATTTAAAAACACATATAAACAATATGGTGTGTCCTAAATGTGGTAGCACTACGTCTCCATTGGTAACCTTTAATAAGTACCTTCACAGAACTTCTATGCATTGTAGAGATACGCAAAAGTAGACATTCAGAACTATTCTGAATAATTCAGAGTATTGAATTGTATATTATTATAATGAGTACGTGTAGATATATTATATATCTACACGTTATTCTATTTTGCTTGGATAAAAGAATGAAAGAATGGAGGAAAACAAAATGAGAGCACCGACAGAAAATGAAATTAATGAATTTACAGAAAGATTAGGCATTATACCTAATGCGTACAAAGGAGAAGTATCTTTTAAGTATATGCTTAAAAGATACTGTGAAAATTTGGTCAATAATAAAAAAAGACCAAAAATGACAGCGTTATACATAGAAACAACAAAATACGTTTCTAGGTATAATGGATCGGAAATTAGGACTATGAATAAGTCCGAACGAAATTTAAGATTTGTAGTAGAAAAATTGTGGAAAGAACCACATACAGAAACCTTTGATGAAGTCTTCAAGTATTATAAAAAGAAAAGTAAACCAACAAATTTGGAATTTGTAGGAGCTTGCTCATCTTATTTATTGCATGAGATAAATAAGAAAGAATACGAAAATACACAAAAAACTAAAACTGACACAATGCAGTTTGAAAAAGAATTCTTAATAAATAAACTGGAATGCGATGCTACAAGCAGATTAAACAGCGTATCTAACGTTCCAGAGGAGGTAAAAGAATATTTAAACTATACTATATCAAATATTATAAAGGATTCTATTCAGGATATATTTAAATATGTATTATATCCTGACGTTAAGTAAAAAGAAAAACCACATACGGGAAATCCCGTATGTGGTTTATTTTTTGTTTGATTAGGCAATATGTTTAACCGGAACAACATCATATGTTTCTGGAATAAGACCTGTAGGATTCTTAATCTTAATACGTCCCTGAACTGGCTGATATTCATAGAATTTGTATCTTTCAAATGCATGAATAGCTGGCAGGGATGGATTATTTGCATTACGGATCTCATTGGATACATATGTCTGATAATCATAGATTCTGTAGATGATTCTATCTGTTCCTCTTGGGCAGAGAATTACAATAAGATCATTAGAGAATCTCATCTTATCAGATGCGATGAACTGATATACTCTATGGTGAGATGTAGTTACAGTCTTAACATAATCCAGTTCTACTGGTCCAATGTTGGATGGAGACTGATAGCTATATTCTACCGGAGCAATCTTTCTGATGATGGAAGCATCACCGAAGATAGTAACAGTAACGTTCGGATCATTGAGTACACGAAGCATTCTTTCAACGAATTCATCGAAGAAATCGAAGAATGTATCACGTCTCCAATTTACATGGTCACTGTAGTAAGATGCTCTTGGAGCAAAATCATATGTATTAAAGAATTTCTCATCCTCAGATAATCCAAGATAAGACGTATCAAGGGATTCTTTAATATCATCATCTTTATAGTTTGCAAGTAATGTTTTTGTAATATCCAGAACTTTTGTAATCTGGTTGATATTATACATTGCTGCAATATCTTTAACTTCCTGTGGAGAGATTGTGGTATTGATTGGCATACCTTCAGGAATCTCTACGAAGCTTGTGAACTGTTTCCAGGATGCAGAGCATGTAGTAAGATTTGCAGAAGATGTATCAAGTCTTGCATATACCTTAACAGCTGTAACAACACCCTTGTTAGACTGGATCATCAGACGGTCTTTCTTCATATAACCTGTCAGTACATCACAGTCATCTTTAATTTTTACTTCTGAACCCTCAAGTACTTTGTGGGTGAATTTGAATTTATGTGTAAGTCCTCTTCCGTCATCATCATAGATCGGAACGAAGTTAGCTTTTGTACGAACCCAAACATCTTTTGTTGTAGCTTCTGTAGCTTCTTCTCCCTCTCCAAGATATCCATTTTCATCCGGAAGAATATCACCTTTTTCGAAATATACGTTAGGTACTTTAACAGCACATACATATGTTTCAACGTTAAGATGATCAACACCAGCCATACCATCAAGATACTGATTTACAATTTCTGTATCATCAGTTACAGGAAGCTGAAGTTCGATCTCTTTAACAGCTGCAGTTTTCTTAATAGCTGCAGTAAGTTTATTCTGATCTTTGTAAAGGTCAAGCTCATTTCCTTCAGTATCAATCATGATACGTCTTTCCATAGCAACAGTGAATGCTGACTGTGGAGCGATCATTTTCTGAATAGCACCTTTATCAAAAACCATATTCATAAGAATAAGTTTATGCATTGGGAATGTAAGACCAACGATAGGGTTGATTGTTCCCATAGCTGTATTCTCCATAAGAGCTTTCTTATCGTTTTCATACAGCTGTTCCATATCGTTGTAGTGTTCCTCAAGAGCCTGAGGTCTTTCAACGTATTCGTTTACATCACAAGAATTTTCAACGAAGAATTTCTTGAGCTGATCAGAAGCAAGATCATCTTTAAGCACTTTACATGTCTCACTGAGAATGTTGTGCTGAGATGTCTGCTCCATATCTTCAAATAAGTTTTTAACTTGTTCTGAGAAGTTATAAAGTGCGTGATCAGCACTATAAGAACCACCCATGACTGTATTAGTAGTATTTCCTGCGATCATTTCGGGAATCTCCTTTCAAATTTATATCAAATATAACATAATATTTTACTTAAATATTTACTAAATTGTTATATAAAGACCTAATTACCTGACTCTTTATATAGCCCTTTTCTTATCTCTTCAAGAATACCATTTATAACGTTCAAAGTGCTAAGATACTTTTTATAATTAACCATATTCTCAAGATAAGTTTTATTATCAAATGTATTTGTAAGGTAATCATAAACAAATTGCTTAAGATCACTAAGATTATCTATGACAAAATTATATACTTTAATCAATTCATCGTCTTTAGGTATATCATTTACTTTATCATATAAGGTTATTATACGATTATATAAATCTTGATATAGATCTTTTAATTCATTAATCTTGATAACTTTATCTTGATCTGATAATCCATTGAATATATCATTTTCTGCATCTTTTAAATCTTGATCTGGATCTTCTCCGCCTGACATATCTCCAGACATATCATCAGTAGATCCATCTCCGCTATCAGCAGTACTATCATCCATATCGAAGTTATCATCGTCTCCTCCAGACATATCGTCATCAGTAGATTGATCTCCTGTTGTATCCCCACCATTAGCGTCTTGAGCTTGCCCACTAGTATCATCGTCTGGTAAGTCAAAGTTATCTTCATCTCCGCTCTCGCCCGATGTATCATTCGATTGTGCATCTGGTGTATCGGTAGATTGTGGGTCGGGATTATCCATAGACTGCGTATCTACGCCTTCGTCACTTTGGGGATCCGTTGTATCGTCAGGCATATCGAAGTTATCTTCATCGCTAGATTCATCCCCAGCATTATCATCGTTTGATGTATTACTATCTTCAGGTTCCGGGGTATTATCAGGTTGGTTTTCGTTATCGTCAGTATTATCATCAGGCATATCGAAGTTATCTTCATCATCATTATCTGCTTCTCTTAATACTTTTTCGATAAATCTATAATCGTCAAATTCAGATTCTGTAAATAAGTTGCTAATAAGTCCCATGTTTATATACACCTCCTTATACTGGAATCTTTCTGGCTATTGGTGTAGTGTGATATTTTATTCTAGTTTTTTCCCTATTTAATTTTTTCTGATAATTTAATAGAAATCTATACTTCTTAGTATCCCCATCTTGAAGCGCCATCTCTATTTCTTTATCTACAACTTTTAACTCTGTATCTATTTCGTCATAAATTAAAAGTCTTTCTCTATCGTTTAATTTTTTATTAACTGCAAATATACCTACAGCTGTTAATATTCCTACATACGGAGCGCTAAAGAATGATCCGACTAATGTTGTACCAGATATAGCTATAATAGATTTAATACAAGAAGACATTGATGGTATAATAGATCCTTTTATAATGGCTTCTCTTCTATCTGATGTCAACGCCCTCTGCATTCCTTTGGTTATATTAGCTGCTTTAGCATCTATATTTTGCCACATAGACGCAGCTTTAGTATTTATTTGTCTTAATTTAGCTCCAAATGCTTTCATGGCTATCTGAAGGTCATTAAATGTCAATTTCTTCTTTTTCTTTTTACCAATTGGTTTTCCTGTGGCTTCATTTACTATATCTTCAAAAAAGCATTCTTCTAATAATTTTACTGATTCTATTATCATTACACATTCGGTTATCTCGTCTACTTTTGGATAGCGATAATCTTTAAGATAAGATAATTCATTTGCAATAATAAGATTTTCAGCTTTGGTACAATCATCATCGGAAGCTCTTTGAATCAAACAACTTTGATAGGCAGATTTATCCACGCATTTGCTTATCATCAATATATTAGAAAGATTTCTAAGATTATCAGAATTTATAGTAAATAATCTTATATTATCAGATATAGATGATAACAATTCTTCTTTGTTTAATCTATTTACAGAATCCATTCCATTAGCTAAAGTAGTAATTAGACTTTCGCATTCTTCTATACTCATATCATTAAATAAACTTGTATTTTCTGATAAAATATCGTGATTGGTACTCATCAATTTATCTATTTTTTGTAAAGATTTATTAAGAGTAGATTTATATTCTATATGTCTTTCAGATATCTCTTGGTCTGGTATTCCATCGTTTAATATCTTATCAACACATGATATCTCTTTAGATATTGCTTTATATATATCGGCATATTGCTTCTGATCAGCATATTCGTCAATTCTATCGAATAAATACAAATATTCTTGCATTACATATTCTAAATCAGAATTAGAATATACCGCTACATATATAGATCTCATTATAAGATATAATTCAGGCAAAGATTCTATAAGTACATCAATAGCATATTCGCTGTTTATATTAAACTTACCGATTAATCTTGCAAATCTTTTCGGTGTCTTATCTTGTGAGCATTTGAAACTTTCTATAGTATCACGAATATTCGGAGCACTTACCATTCCAGTATCCTCAAAATATTCGTTTATATAGTTTACAGTTTCAGTTAAATCTCTTGTTGCCAGTAGTGCTCCATCTATTTTCTTAATCTCGTAGTCAATAAATAATTGATCTATACCAGATACTAATGGTATCATATATATAGAATTCTCCAATTCTGTTTTATCCGAATCTGATAATGTAACGTCATTCATAATAGAATTATATACATCTTTTATATACTGGGAAGCATCTTCCTCCGTACTAATATTTTGAATTCTATTGAGCATATTTCTTACTCTTTCGTTATCTAATGTAGATGAAATATAATTTATCTTTGTTAAATACGAATCCCTATAATCATTTTTGATTATTTTTAATTTGGATAATTCTTCTGGGCTTAAAAATTGGTTATCTTTAGCACAAGATATATAGCCAGACATTATACTATCCGGTATAATTGATTCCCTCAATAAAAAATAATCAGTTATATCTTTAGCCACATTATCCATTTTTACTGGAGAATTATATAAAGCGTATTGTACAGACTCTAAAGCTATATAATATTTTTGTTTTGGACTGATATTATATGTATCTATCATTTCACATAAAGAGAAGACCAATTCTTTAGGAGTTTTCCTATTGTAATTCTCCTGAATAAATTTATCAAAATTAAATCTCTTTGCTAATTTCTTGTCATTATTTAATACACGATCACATTCTTTATAAATACTAATAGTATCATTAATACTATTAGTGTAATTTTCGTTCAAAAGCTTTTTATCAATCTGATTTACAAATATAGATGTAGCATCTCTGTTTAATTTTGGAATCAAGTTATTATTTATATATCTCATAGTTTCTTCTTTTTGACTATTGCTTCCCGATTCCATTATACTATTAATTACTTTTGTAACTTTTGATATACTTCCAGTTTCATTTAAAAATTTGGAATTATCGCAAGCATTTAGATATTCTTTTTTGACTTTGTAAGGACTGTTCTTCTTCGGTTCAATGAAAGCATAATTGATAAATCTGCTTTCATTCATATATACCAAATTATTCATACCAGTCAGAGATTGTTTTCTGAATACTACCGTTTGCATTGGGATATATCTATGCATACCTTATTCCTCCCATTTAGTTCAATAATTATAATATTGTTTACCCTGGTACATTTATAGGCTATGATCCGAAACAATTTATTAATTGAATATTAAAAGGAGGAATTAGAGTCATGATTCGTACTAATCCTTTAAAAAATATGGGTTATATAATCATTGAAACGGGTCTTACGAACAAGGAATTTCCCGTAAAAATAGACGTAGATAGAAATGGTACTAATAAGGTTACTGCAGAAGGTATTTTGCAGGAAGCTAATATGAGAAATAGAAACTTAAGATGGTATAGTGATAACGAATTATTCCCTCAGATTACTTGTTCAAGAACACAAGAATTAGTTAAGACTGGTAATATGAGAGCAGAAAATGGCCATCCTATGGATAGTAGCTTACAAAGACAGCAAACTATTGATCCGAATAATACAGTCGCTATATTTACAGCTTTATGGACAGAAGGTAATTTTGTTAAAGGTAGATATAGAGGAACTAATAATGCTAAAGGAGCAGAATTTAATCAAGATCTACTTGATGGATTTCTTCCATCTTGGTCTTTACGTGCTTTAGGTAGAGTAGAGCAGACTGCTAGAGGCGGAGAAGTAAAAGGTCTTAAATTAATTACTTATGATAGAGTAATTTATCCATCTCATGATAAAGCATATACAGAAAAGATTGTATCCGAAGGAGCTTGCATCCAAGAATCTGGAATATGTGATAATGGAAACAGATTATATCTTACAGAAAATGATTCTGGTTTACTTATTCCTATTATTACTCCAGGTGTAATAGATTTCGTCAAACAAGAATCCGCTAATCTTAAAATGTTTACAGAATCATTAGAATTTGAGTATAATGATATATCTCTTACAGAAAATGCTAATCAAGTAAGACTGGTAAATAAAACTACCGGAGATGTAGCAATGGTTAATATAGAAGATCATGTAAGAGACGAAATAATAGATTTCTGTACTAAAAAATATTTATAAAAGGAGACTTTTATGACAATAGGAGATTTATTAGAAAGTAATTGTGATGAATCTTTAAATGAAGTCGATGGTGCTTTAGTTGCATCAGGAATATTTTTGTCTTTTCTTGCAGCTCTTCAGATATATCCATCTGTAAAGAAAAAGATAGATGAAAATAAATCAATGTATTGGGTGAGTGATAGGCCTGTAAAGAAAATACCAGATAAGTTGCAAGAAGACCCAAAAATAGCTATAGCTAGAGAAGCTTATATTTCCGGACTTAAAAAAGCTGAAAATAGTACACTTTATTATAGTGACGATACGGAAAAAATATTAAAAAAGAAATGTATATTAAATAAAGGATGTATTGCTAAACCTGATAAGGTATCGCAAGTTTTTCAAGGAACCCTTGAAGAAATGTGCAAGAAGTACAATATAAAATTAGAAAAAATAGATAAATCTAAATTTGAAGATAGAAAGAAAGCAAAATCTTTGGCTATCAAATTAATAAAAGAGAAATTAAAATCAAACGGATTTGACTATATCAGCAAAGCGTCAATTGGAAAAGAAGATGATTCTGATTTTATCGATGGAGTAGAAGATCGTTTATCATTATTTTATATAAGCTTATATGATATAACTCCTAATGCTAGATCAGAATTTGGAGAAGATGAAACTAATAAAAAATTAGAACCAATTTTCAAAACAGTAAAAGATATAAATAATAAAAATCTTTTACCAAAAGGATATAGCTTAGATACTGATGGAGATTGGGACGATTATATAATAGATTTGGTGTATAATGATACACAGAAAGAGAGTGTTGGTATGAATAATATAGGTGATTTATTAGATGATAACAATTATATCGATTCTATAAAAGAAGAGGTTAATGAACATGAAACTTTTACAGTCGGAGACATGCTTGACGAAGATGTAAGTTATGATTGTACAGAAGAATCTTTGCAAGAATTATTCAAATATAAAAATGTAAAAGTTGAACCAGAAGTTTCTAGAGAAGAGGCTTACAATATAGCCCAAGGTGTTTTCGATAAAGCTTTAAATGGTAAATATAAAGAGTACGATTATGCTGTATTAAAATCTGGCAATAAAAAGGCAGACTTCTTAAAACAAACTGCAGATTATATGGTTTTGTATACTTTCAATATAAGTGAAGATTATCAGAGAACTGTAGGTACAGATTTAAATGGCAATTTAACCACTTCTACAACAACAACTAAATCCGATGAATATAGAAAATGCGAAGCCGTTGTAAGAAAAATAATACAAGAAGCTAACGAAGCATTATCCGAGCTTGGAGGGTTTGTTAAAAAAGGAAAAATATTTAATAGAAAAGGAACAACTGTTCCATATTACAGAGTATATCTATCTATGGGATATATATTCCTTGAAGTAAATAAAGAAAAAAAGAAAATAAATAAAAAGACCGGAGAGTATGTATCTGAATCTTTCATTGAAGAATAAGGGGTGACGTTTTATGAATGGATATTCTAATAATATGACCCTTTTATTAGAAAAAATAGAATGGAGATTAGGAACCCAGCAATTGAACCTTCCTGACCATTTAGGAAAGGATAAATGGGCTGATATTGTAATAAAGGATACACTTGTTACTTTCTCTAGATATTATCCTCATCAAGTACGATATATACTTCATCAAGGAGTAACTCCATATAAGAATGGATGGTATTATTTAGATGAAGATATTATTGGAGATAATAAAATATTAGGTGTAAAAGATATAGACTGGGAAAAGTTTAATGGCAATGGTGTAGCTCAAAACGTCGTAAGTGGGTATGGTATGTATGATGTAGCCAATGGTTATTATAATACAGATGATATTCTTATGCTTCAAATGAGAGCAGATTCATTATCATTATATAATAATAGTATATATGTAGACTTTGAACCGCCTAATAGAGTTAGATTAATGAGTGCTGGTGGTGGAAATATAAGTACTAGAATTAATGCTTATCCAATATATATATTCGTAGAGCATAATCCTAGCTTAACTACTATTAGTGCAACTCAAATGGAAACATTTGAAGCACTTGCGCAAGCAGATATAGCAAACTTCTTATATAAGAATCTTAAATATTTCGATGGTATGGAAACCGTATACGCTAATGTAGATCTTAAACTACAAGATCTTGAAACAGAAGCTGGTAAACGTGAAGAAATATTAAATTATATTAAAGACTCTTATGTAAGTGCTTCTAATAAGAATCAACCGATAATGTTTACTATTTAATCAGTATCGTAGAAAAAATAAAAGATAAAACCAGCAGAGAATATTCTCTGCTGGTTTCTTTTCAACGCCAAAACCACGGATTATCTTTTTTGAGTCGGTCCGGAAAGTCTAGAAGATACTTCTCGGCTTCATCAATATAACTTACCCTGTCCGGATCGTCATCATATATTTTGTAATGCTGAATAACAATACCAATATTCAGATGAGTATTGATATCTATTAAAGGAGCTAAATATATATCATAATCGCCAGGTTTCAAAAACGGTTTTGGATCTATATCATAAACTGTTTTTACGGTTTTCAACTTCTTGCGTAAATAGTCTAATTTTCTCATAACGTAGCTCCTCTCTATATAACCATCTCTAATGCTTTTCTTCTTAATGAAGAAAAGTTTTTATTCATAGCTTTGAGTTCGTTTGTATATATTGGCGTCATATAAGATATTTTTCTAAATTCAATGTAGCTATCATATGCTTTATTGAATCTATTGGTGATATTGTCAATTTGCTCTTTTGTGATTCTTCTTGCATCACATCTTTTTTGTAGCTCTATATAAATTCTGTCTAGTTCTTTTGTATCCATAATCATTTTCTCCTTAGTATTAAATATAATCGTTAAAAATTTCTTTTAAAGAATAGCAATTAGAAATCACTCTCTTTTCGGCTTTATCGATAATTTCCGCATGTTTCTTTTTAAACATTTCACTTATAGGCATAAATCTTCGACTTTCCATTAACGTATGTATCATCAACAGAATATCGTTTCTTTCTTTATCGGTTTTTACACTTTTCATCTTTTTAACCATATGATCAATAAGATAATCTGTAAATTCTTCTGAATAAAGATGACCGTATCTGACCATTACGTTAATATGAGTACAATGATTAAACCATAGGATGCGTACCTGATCTTCTGATGTATATCTAGCATTATGAAAATCAGGAAGAAGTTTTAATATGCTTTTATCTATATTAAACTTATTCATCATACCCATAATGAACCTTCTAAGTTTATTAGATAATTCAGAATATAATTGCTCCTGTATTTCTTCGGAATAATCAGACATAAGATCGTCATATGACAGAAGGTCAAATGTTCTGTAAAACATCAAAAGAATTTCATTTACAGAGAAATTCTTTAATAAGTCTTCAATAAGAATAAGACTACTAATAAAAGTAGTGTCTTTCTCTTCTCCGGTGATGGAATAAATATCTTCATCTATTCCCCACTTCTTTAAAATAGTTTCGATTACTTTATTAGTACAGGTTGAGTTCCAACCTGTACTTCCTAAACCATTCATATATCTATAGTTTTCATCAATAAATGGACCAGCAACTTCTTTCATAAGTTTCAAAACTCTTTCATAGTTCTTCTGTATATCGTCAGCTGTAACTTGTGGATTTTCTACCATTTCTCTTACTTCTGCCATCGTTTATTCCTCCTCATCTTCTGCTTTATTGAATATATTCCAAGAGATGATATCTTTTGCAATTAAAAGATATTTAATATGGATTGGTTTATCCCATAAATGGATATTACCGTCCATTTCTTCTCTCCAATCGTCACCCGGAACTTTATTATGAATTCTTATAGCTATTTCTCTTGCAAAGATTTCTTTTTCTGGTAATTTTGTTTCGCCAGATAAACTCTGCAAGATAGGCAATACTATGTCTGATTCTTTTAATACTCTTCTTGGGATAATATCATTCCAAGTATTTATAAAAAGTAAATAAAGATTATTATTTGCTATATTACAGTGAGTGGAATCATTCTTCCCACTAATGTAATTGGTATAGAAATTAGTATAAATATCTGTAGAGGTTTTACCTCTCTGATATTCATCAAAAATCAATTTCAAAATGTATCCAGATACCGGTTTGTGTAAACCAATGATATCATCTATCATAGCTTTAATGAAAAGCTTATAGTCTGGATCGTAAGGTTCTGGTATAAATTCTTGGTTAGATCTTCTTTCAAGTTCCGGTAAATATGGTTTCTCTCCATATTTACTAAAATTATATCGGTCTCTTTTTAAACCTCCATTTTTATTTATGGAGTTTACGATCGGACCATATCCGTTTCTTCTTGATTCGTCCAGCCCTCTAAGTGAATCTTCAAATCCTAATTTTGTTCCCATAATGTTCTCCTTTCTCGCTATGGAATGATGGCGCCATAGCACTTAACATAATATTTTAATAGTTTATAAGTTCAGAATCATTCTGAATCTTATTCATTGTAATAATATACTATTCAGAAGGTATACTTTTACATTCTGAGGTATTCAGAACCTAAATAAATATAAGTGAAACAAATAAGTAATTTAAAGGAGGTTTCGTATTATGGAGACATTCATAAGAATAGATAGAGCTAATAAAGGAATGATTACATTCATTCATTCTTGTCCATTCGACCCTGTAAATGGATTAAATAAATCAAGAGCAGAATTATTGAAAGAAGGATTTCTTATTGAAGATTTTCCTGAGCCTAAATTAGTAGAAGGAAAAAGAGCTATTGCTTATTATGATATATATACTAAACAAGTATCGTACGAATATGTATTAATTCCCGATTCTGCTGATGATAAGATATCTTATATGGAGAATGCATTAAACGAATTTTTATTAAAATACCAAAAAAATAAAGAAGATACTAATAAACAAGTTACAGAAGTACAAACCGCATTGTGTGATGTATACGAATTATTAACTTCTTTGATAGATTGATAGGAGGTAACTTAGAAAATGGCAGAGTATTTGGCTAAACAGATTATATCTGGTAAAATGGAATATTCTACTGTAGTGGAAGCTTATCCAGAATACAAAAAAGAAATTGACGAATTTATAAAAAAATATTCATGATATTGAATTTGAAGAGATACCCATTTCTGGGTATCTCTTCTTTGTATTACATGTCGAGGACGTCGTCTCCATCGACATCATCGATAACATCAACAGATGTAGATTTGTTCTTATAGATTGCATACGCCAGTGCTCCACCGGCAGCTGTAAGAACGACACCTGCCGGAATGATAAACTTAAGGTTGCCCTTAATTTTATCTTTAATCGTTTCCTTAGCAGGCTGATTGTTGTTAGAAGAGGCTTTCTTCTCTTCTTCAACAGCATCATTAATGACAGACTGCATCTTCTTAAATTTCTCATCAGTGTCATCCTGACGCTTCTTGAGATTGATCATGTCATCCTTCATGCTATTTACATCCTTTTGGATGCTGTCAATCTTTCCGTTAATATTGTTGATAGCGTTGAGGATCTGCTCCATTTCGTTGTTGGTTCCGTTGTTTGTTTCATTATTGTTTGCCATAAAATTGCCTCTTTCTGCGCCATCTTGGGCGACTTTTTATTTTTTAATAGTTTACCCTGGCGAGTCCAGGTCCTTTTCTTTAGTTATCAATAGCAGATCTTATGTATATTCTTTCTACTATTTCACTATAATATTATATAATTGAAATTTCCGTATTTTACAAATACGGAAACAATCACGTAATTATGTATGGAGGATGCTATTATGGACTATACGGAATATGAGCATCAAAAAAGAATACCTAGATCTAAACAGGTTAATATTGAAAAATTTATACGATACGGAGGATATTATGACGTAAATAATAATTGGAATAGTATTGTAACAGTAGAAGGATATCCAGATAAAATATTTCGTGGAAGAGTAGAAGTATTTCTATTTAAAGATAATAAGATATATATGGATATCAATGAGCAAAGATATAGAATACCGGGCGGATCTTTTGATATAAGAAGATCTCATACAGACCAGGTATATAACGAAATTAAAGAAGAGGCTAAAATAATATCGAAAAATATATACTATACTGGACTTAGTTATGTAACTATATTTAGTAGATATACTAAAGCATCGAGCAAAAGAATGTCATGGCATGGAACTTATAATGAAGTATATTTAGCGGAATACGATCATCTATATAGAGGACGTATAAACGAAACTGTATATGATTATAATATGCATCATCAAGGCAAATTTTATGTATTAGATGACGTTCTACATATACTAAAGCCTGAGCATTTAACTGCTTTAAAAATGTCAAAAATAATATAAAGTATATATTATATATACGAATAAATAAAAGGAGGAATTTTACAATGAATTTATTTCCAGGACATATCGTATATGACTCAGAAAACACATACGAGATATTGTCATTCAAAAACAGAGAAAATGCGAATGTAAGAAACTTAGAAACAGGAGAAAAGAAAACAATTCTTGTGAAAGATATTGTGGAGAAGTATACTTTATTAAATCCGGTAGGATATATAGGATTTAATATAGTAGATCTAAAAGCTAATCTACAGGATGTAATTGTATCTCTTTTCAAACCAGAAGATTTGGAAGAAACTCCAGCTATTCCATATGCTATATGTAGACAATGTATAGTAGACTTTATCTACCAACAGATTGATCCTAGATCTGAAATGCTTGGTATAAGCGTAAGCAAAGATACTTGTCCAGCTAACGTAGATTTTAGTTACATGCTTAGTTGTGATAAAGTCCATAGCGGAACTATGATAGCAGTTTATCTTGATTATAGTTTAGATAAAATATTATCATTTATTAAAACTAAAGATTTTGATAATACATTATATGCCACAATGATGGATTATGCTAAACATCAATCAGATAAATTTGGTAATTTCATGTATAATAATATTATCAATCAAGATTGCTATAATGGATATTGCAAGTCTTTGAAAATATTATTAGAAACTAATAACTTCATGCACGACTTTTATAGAGCTTTTAATATATATAATCTTGACTTCGATTTTACAGATAGAGATAATACAGCTCTAACTAATGAAGAAGCTGAAGTTGTATCTGCTTTGCTTTGTAAAAATATTAATTCATCAGTTATAGTAAAATACGGATATGACATAGATCTAACGAACCTATCAAATAGTGTCATATTAGTAGCAGACAAGAACGCCAAGTTATATGCTATAGCGTATACTGAAGATAGAACTAAACCATATGTAGTTAATATCGAAAGTCTTGGTGAAGAAAATATAGCAAAGATGAATAATATTATGACCAAAGCTGGTAAGCATGATAATAATATCAAACAGGCTTATGATCATATTGTATTTAATAAGTCAAAATACATTTAATTAAATTTATCAATAAATATATATTATATAAGAGATAAACTTGTACCTGATTCATAACAATTAGGTAGAACTAGAGTTTAATCATAAAAATAAAAAGGAGGACTCATACCATGAGCGAACAGAACAACCAGAAACAGGAGAGAGAAAAATTAACTCTCAACATCGAGCAGAAAGAGGATTTTACCGGTACTACTTACACTGATTACAGATCCTCAAACACATTAGCATCAACCATTAATTCTATCTTTAAAAATCTTTTTAAAGATTATCACGGATGCTATATCGAAGTAGGAAACATCAGTCAGCAGGAAGTACCTATTTCTGTAGTAATGGATTTCACACCAGGAAGTAATAATAACTCTGACGCTGAATTCGAAGCATTCAGAAAAATTACAGAAGAAGATGGTAAAAGAGGAGCTGGCCCTATCATCGAGAGTATGAAAGCACATAACCAGATGATCGACACGAAAGAATCATTCGTAATTACACAGGATGCTGCAGATCTGTTATATGATTTAATCATTCCAGATATCAGATCTAGAATGAAAGCAGATCCAAGATCTTTCCAATCCAAAGGAATCTACGTAGAAGATGTAGTTGCTACACCTACTGCTGGAGGATTTGGTAGAGTTGTAAATGTTATTCACGAATATGTAAGATGTATCGATGTCAACGTATTAATGAAAGCACTTCTTCCAGAGAAGAATGAAAAGGGTAATAAAGTAGTTTATGAAATTAAACCTGTAAACTATATCCCATCATTCGGAAACTTTGGAGGATCAAACTATCTGTTATCCATTACACAGTATGATCTTACAGCTATGAATAACGTATTAAGAGAATGCGGTGTTGGCGTACAAGATCCTACAATTCGTAACAGATTCATCACTGTATAAACAAACTATCAAGTTGGATAGGTGGAATTTCTCCACCTATCCAATTATTTTTTAATATAAGGAGATAATAAAATGAGTAAAGAATTTAGCTATAATGTAGATCCAGATTTTAATTTTCCTATAGACGAAAAAGGTAACTCTTTTATATCTTTAAGAAAGATTCAATGGAATAATAAAGGAGATTATAGATTAGATTTAAGGAAATATATATCTACAGAAAATGGTGAGCAAATGGGTAAAGGAGTATCATTCCTTACCGAAGAAGGACCTGGAGAATTAGCTAAAGTATTAATAGAAAATGGATATGGCGACGCTGAAGAATTAGCTACAGCAATATCAGAAAAAAGAGAAGACATTCTTAAAAGATTAGCAAAGAAATTATCTGATGGAACTATTGAAATTCCAGATGACGATTTAGAAGATGAAACAGATGAAAAGTTATATAATCCAGAGGAGATGTTTGAGTAATGAATAATAATTCTTATATACTAGAACCTGAGAAATATTTGTGTTATAAGTCTATGGTTAAATATGAACGTTTATCTAATTTGATAAATGATTATTATAAAAATTCAGATTCTAATCAAATAGAATTATATATAGACGTATCTAGTTTTATTGATCAGCTCATTAAGAAAGCTGATCAAATGCAGAATAAAATAAATACTGGCGATAATCTATTTATTTCTGCATGGATACTCAATATGTGTGCACACTATAGAAGGTTCTTTAGAACTAGATATAGCGTAAAAACTACAATATTCTTAATTTGTAGAGATATCGGAAACAATGGGAGTGAATTTAGAAGACTAATAAACTGTGTTGAATATGACAGAGGTATGGCTAGCGAAGTTTGGACAACTATATTTAATTATAATATGGATATAATTAACGATGTCATATTGTATGTGCCGAATATGGAAATAGTACGGACCAATTACGATTTCAATTCTAAAGCATTATATATAATGAATATGAGGCAAAATGATGATATACCAGCAATGATCATATCTGATGATATGATAAATCTTCAATTATGTGCAACTACTCCTAAAGATGTATGCGTATTAATACCATCTAAAAGTGGTAGTGAAGATAATTCTGCGTTATTAGGTCAAAAAGATGCTGTATCTTATTATATATCTAAGAAAAGAATATCAAGTGCAGCTTTATTTGAATCTGATCCGTATTTTTATATACCATTAATGGGTGCTATGTCGGGATGTAAAAATAGAGGGTTTAAATCTATATATTCTATATCTCAGACTGTATCAGCTATCAACAAATTATTTTCTGATGGATTAATCTCACCAGGAAATCCTACCAGTGTTGATAGAGTTATAATGCTGATATCATCTATGTATCCAAAAAGAGCAATTAATAATAAACAGATTGTAGATAGATTTAATTGTTTAAGTGCAGCTATGCAATCTATGTTTTTCTTTAATAATATAATTGGAGATCAAATGGATATTAATCAATATGGTAGAATGATAAATCTATATAATCCAGCAGCCGTTAAGGAGATAGTAAGTAAAGTATTTGTAAATCATGAGATAGATCTTAATAATTTATAAAGTTTAATTATAAGGGAATATGGAGATAAAAATCCATATTCCCTACATTTTATTAATATGACATTTATTTTTTATTAAGGAGATAAGTTATGATAGATAATGAATTAATGATGTCTTTTGATATTAATTATATAAACGAATCCAAGATAATTGATGGATTCTGGAATATCGTGGATAAACTTGCAGAAAAAATTATAAATCTTTTGCGAAAACTCAGATTGCAGATTAGAGAATTTAGGAAAGAATCTAGCCTTAAAAGATTAAATAATAAATTGAAAAAGATAGATTTGGAAAAAATAAAGGCCGACTTTGATTATTATATACCGAATAAACCATCTATACAATTATATTTAAATTCTATATACACAGAATCTTATAATGGTATTGTAATGAAATCCATTATGATGGCTAATCAAGGGAAAACCAAAGAAATGTATATAGAATTATTCGGTAAGTATCCTTGTGATACTTATTCCGATAATAATAATTATTTGCTTGGTATAAGCAATTATTTGTCTAGAGTGTTCAAACGTGAATGTAAAGATAAAGAGGATTTAAATAAATGCTTATCATATATCATGAGTGATAGAAGTATCACACGTTTTTTGAAAACAAGCCAAATTAAAGCAGAATTGAGATCTTCTAATGGCGATTTATATTCCACTCAATTAGGTAAAGATTTAAAACTTATATCTGATATAAAAGAATGGGCAATAGAATATTTTACTAATGTCACGAATAAGATAATGGTAGATGTGAATAAAATGAAAAGTATGATAAATAAAAACTGTAATAATTATGATAGCGAAACCAAAATAGCTCTGGTTAGACTATTGCAGCATTATACAAGATTGATAAGAGATTCTAATATATACGGCGCTATAAAGTCTATAGATGATATGGAAAATCGTATATTGAATAAATTTAAAACTGATGATAGAGAGGAGTGTGATAACTAATGGCTAGTGTTGCTAAAGATAATAAAGATGCTATCATTGCAGCATATAATTATACCGTAAAAGCTTCTCTTATAACGAATGATGATGTAGAAGATCTTATAACAGAAACTATATCTGATGTATTATTGAATTTTGAATATGGAACTAAGCATATGCCTACTATTTATATAGGTATAAAAGTAAATACTAAGTTATATAATAAATTAGTAAAAAATAAAAATGATGCTACTATTAAATTATCTATATATAAATACAATAAGAACTCTACTACTCAATTACAGAAACCTTATATAGAAGATAACTTTGTTTATGAAATGAATAAAGATACTTCTTATAATACTACTTTGGTAAATGAAACTTTTAAAGGTTCTGATTCTACTGGTCAAGCTTATAAAAAGGGATATATAGCTTTAATAAAGATACAGTCATTAAATGACAATAAGAAGCAAATAATTAATGGTATAGTACGAAATATTAATTTATCTTCTCTTATATATACTTATACAAAGCATATGAACATGGTTATAGAGCCTATATCAAATAATGTAAATATAAGTCAATTAGTTTTACCACCTATGGATAGTATAACTAAATTTCTAGAATATCTAGATCTTAATTATGCTATATATAATTCTGGATATAGATATTTTAGAGATTTTGATAAAACTTATCTATTGTCATGTGATGGAAATCCTGTTAGTGATGGAACTAATTCTATTAATACTATTATTATTAAAATAGCAGATAATGTAGATGCAGAAGGAAATATAAACTCTACACAGATTAATATAGAAGATAATTCTTACGTTATAACAATAGATTCTAGTAGAGTCACTATAGATACTAATACTACTAAAGAAAAAAGCTATAACAAAATTGTTGGTGTCACAACAGACGGAAAAGTATCCCGATACGATATAAATATTCCAAAAAACAAATATTCTACAGAAAAAGTAAAGATTCAAAGAGTGAATAATGAGAATACTAGAAGTATATCCGCTCAAAAGAATACATTAGAAAGAACTAATGTAATGATGAAGATAGTTAAAACCGAGTTAGATGGTAGTATGCTTACTCCCAATAAAGAATACATAGTAAAAAATAAAACTGAAAATAGAAAATACGATGGTAGATACTTATTGGTATCTAAGAAAGAAATATTATTAAAACAAGAAGGTATATTTATATCAGCGATGAGTTTCGATTTAACTAAAGTCGAACCAGTAAAAGAGGACTAGTAGAATTATTCTACTAGTCCTATATTTTAATTACATTGCAGGAAATCCAAAAATATCGGAGTTATTAAGATCAAAAGAATCATCCATATATGTAGATTCTTTAACAGATCCAGCTAATTTTTCGACATTTTTCTCCATATCATCAAGTGCCCTGATCATACGTCTAATTTCTGTTTCACAAGTATGCAGAGTTCCATTGATAATAGAAGGGGTAAGTCCCTCGTTTTTGATATCTTTAATAAGAGATTTTAATCTTCCAACGGCATCTCTTAAAGTTTTTACAAGGAGAGCAAATTTACCTACAACAGGGACAAATGGGACCAGTAACCAAACTAAGTTATTGATTAAATATACAACGCTACTGATAAAACATCCGATAATGTTTTCTTTAATATCATTCTTATCGAACGAATTAATAGTTTTTTCGAAATCGTTCAAAGCGCTTTTAGCATCTTTAATATTTTTCTTAGCTTCTTTATAATTTCTGGCTTTAATATTTTTCTTAGCAGCTTTTACACATGATTTGAATTCTTTTTTGGTTTTTCCAAGTTTACTAGCTACATCTAAAGCAGACGGATCGTCACTGGATGCTTCAAGCTCGACAGAAATGTCTTCATAAATTCCTGTTAATGCGTCTGTAAGATTACAGAATTCTTTGATCTGCTCATCTGACAAGTCTGTTGTAGATTCATTAATTTCTGTTAATTTGTCAAAATTAACATTTTCTAAGTTAGAATCAAACGCTTCAATAATTCCATTAAAAAGATTAGATTCTGATACTAGACTAAAGTTGTTTCTCCCTACACTTTCCATTAATTCATAAATATTCATTATATATTTACCCCCTAGTTACTTTTTTTCTTTTTACTGTTAGTATATGCTGCAGTAGTAATTATACTCTTAGCATTGTCTTGCGCATGATATGCTGCCATAAGTTTGACACAAGAAATCATATATCTATTACCATTAATAGCATTGATTATATCGCGATGAATAGCATTTTTCGCTTTTCCTTGATCGTCTTTATTATCGACTACAGCCGTATTAAGATCATGAGAAACTTTATTAATCATCTTTTCAGCTTTTCCAGATTCAATAAAATTGATAGCTTTCTTTACTTCAGCATTAGAAACAGTTATCTCTGTACTTTTTCTTTCTGTAGTAGATTCCACTTCTTTAACAATTTTATTTCTTTCAGCTAAAATTTCTTTAATCTGAGATTTAATTTCTTTATCTGTTTCTTTATTATATTCTCCAGATGACTTTTTCAGTAACGGCTTAAGTTTAGCTGTAGCTGTATTACAAGCTTTTATATACTTATTAATACTTGCATCACTAGTGTCATAAACCTTTACAGTTAATCCAGAGACATCAGCACTTAACGCTTTTTCTTTATATTTTTCAATTATTTCTTTATTCTTTTTTGTACGTGCAATATAAGCTTGTATTCTTTTGATAAGAGAAAGTTTTTTAGTATTTTCAACTTTCTGCTCCGCTTCGATTAGTAATTCTGCAAGTTCTGATAAATTTTCATCACCAGATTCTTTTGCTAAAATATAATCAATGGAGGCATCTCTCAGTTCATCAACAGCCTCATTCACAAGCATATCATTGTCAAAATTAGTACTGTAAATCATTGTATATTTACCTCCTAATTAAAATTCAAAATCATCTTCTATATCAATAACAGATGATTCATTTTCAATTTCAGCAGATTCATCTTCTGGATCCACATCTACGTCATCTTCACCATCTTCGTCATCTGCAGTTTCTTTCTTTACAGACTTATTACAAGAACAACAAGCCTCTTCTAATTCCTGTAAAGTATCTTCTATAATAGATTCAGCTTCGTTTAAACGATCATCGCTGGATTCAGTGAAACTTAAGCCAAAATCCTCATCCTGTAACATTTCTTCAATTGTATTCATATTTTTGTCTCCTTTCTGATTAGAGAGTTTTACTATTTCTTTATTTATACGTTCAATTAATCTATCACATTTTTTTTCTACAGAATCATCTTTGCAAGTTCTTTTTATTTTTTGTAAAGAATCTACCATTTTTCTATAGTTATTTATCATAGACGCTCTACGAGCTGGAGCAACTACGATCTCAAATAATTTATTGACTAGTTTATCTATCACAAACCCAAGTATGTACTTTAAAGGATTGAATCTTAAAGTCTTTTTTCCTTGAGCCGTATTCACTTTCATATTTATTTTAAGCGTGTTCGGAGTAGCAGCGTTTATTTTAACTCCACTTATCCCAGACGCATATACACCAACTAAAAACTTCAATGCGTCCAATATAATATTAGTAATGGTAGTTTCTGTTCTTGTTTCTTTAGAGCCACCGTTATCTTCTAATACTTTATTAGCTCTTATGATAATATCGGTATACCTTGCTTTATCAGCAGCATTTATTTCTTTCGGTAACGATAATTCGTTAACTATAATATCTGAATTATTGATTAATTGATTCTCGTTAAATATATCTATTAACTTAGATTCATAAATATCCATAGGAGTCACCCCCTGTCATTTAGTAGCGGCGGTCTGAGATGTTTGCTGATTATTGTTATTTTGATCAGCATTACCAGCCTTACTACTATAAGTAGGTTTTCCGTTCAGTTTAAGTATATCATTAATTATTGTAAAGTATTCTGTAAATACTTTATTGTATGCTGTCATTCTTGCGCTTGATACTTTGGTAGATACACTAAAGAATAATTGTACTTGTTTAGTAATATCCCCATTAGTGCTTCCTGTCTGTTTAGGAGCTTGTGATGTATCAGGTTTTACAATAGCTTCGTTTAAATAATCATCGGCAGTCATATAAGCAGATGCATTCTGCGGAGCTGGAAGATTGTTACTACTTCCTTGTTGTTGAGCCTGTGTATTATTCTGTTGAGCAGTTTGCTGTTGTACTTGCTTAACAATAGTTTTTGTTGTATTCTTAGAATTATTTATGGCTTTATTGTCTTCCATAACGTCTTTAATTCTATTACCATATTCTACACAATATGATACCATATCACTAAGACTTCCGGCATCTACTGCAGGTGGATTTTCAGATCCATCATCACCGATCATTTTCATTACAGCTTCTTTAATGGATATTTTATTTTCTCCAGCAGCTTTCATTGCATCGCTGATTGGTGTAAATTTCTTAGCAAGAAAATCTTCCTGTGAGTTTAAGCAATCTTTAAATTGCTCATAATTAAATTGATAAAGTTTAATTCCATAAAGTTTTTGAATCTGATTATATCTTGTACACTTAGATCCACCAAAATTATTACATTCCTTAATATTATTCTGGTTATTTTTGATAAACTCTGCTTGAGCTGATCTCTTTTTCTGGAATAATTGCTGGAATTTAGAAATAATATTAGTGAATGCTATAAGTATATTTTCAATAAATGAATTATCTTTACTTAATCCGGGACCATTCGGAAGGTCTGCTTCTTTAAGAATTTCTTTATGTACATATTCGATCAAAGAATTCTGTTCAAGCATATTCTGAACAGCGTAATCCATATATTCAAATAAATAGGATTCATTTTCAAAATCAGCAGAATCTTCATCCATTTCAAGTTCTACTGGTTCTTCCTCATGTTCTTCTGCCTGTGTATTATCAGGAGTTTCAGGTTCATCTCCTTCAAGTTCTGGCTCCTCAGGCATTTCTTCACCTTCAAAAGCAGGTTCGTCGTTATCGTCAGATACAGATCCTTCGAATTCTTCATCATCGTCGATGTCGATTGTTTCTTCATCTTCATCAGATTCCTCAGGTTCTTCTTCCATATCATCATTATTCTCGATATCAGAATCTGTTTCCATAGATTCGCATTCTTTCGGTTCTTCTTCAACTTCAGGTTTGTTAACTTCTTCCTGAACTTTTTCAAGAATTTCTTTACACTGAGTTACATATCCAATTATACTATCCATCATCACAGATAACGCAATTACATATAAACTACATAACTGGGATACCTGATTTACTTTGGATTTCATAAAGATATCTAACTGATTCATTCCATATGTATTAAGTTTATAATCTCTACTTTCTACATCATTAGAATCGCTTCTTATAGCAAGAACGTTATCTTTATTTCTGTAGAACATTGATCCTATATTCTTAGACATATATGAGAAATCTGATATAAGTTTATTCGCAATACCAAGAATACTATCTTTATATTTCTCGTATCCATCTATCTCAGATTTCATTGCATAAATAGTACCTCTATTTATGGTAATATCAGCTGTATCTTCTTCAATAAAAATCCCTTGAAGAATTTTTGCATAGCATGTAAGATTTTCACAATCTTCTTCTCCAGTGATCATCTCAATGCATTTTTCTAACCATTTATTTTTCATTTTATTGCAAAATGAATTTGATACAGTTGCTAATACTTCCATCTTAGCAATATCAGTTGCTACAGGGCCTAAGTCTTGCATCATCTGGCCAATATAATCAAATTCTTTTTGATATAATTCTAATGGATTAAATTTAGGATACTTTCCACCTGTAAGATTTTTATATTTCTTAGCAGGTACAGTAAACTCTGTCGTAGAGCTTAATATATTCTGATCTTTTAAAAGAGCAGCATTAGCGTCTACCAAATTATCTAATGTAATAGAAAATCTACCAACCATAGAATTGATCTCATTGATATATTTTTCTAATACAGATCCATATTTATTATAGAAATCTCCAAAAACAGCATTCTCTTCTGATTTGGAGTTTGCTTCGTTTAAAGATTTATAAAGATCTTTGTTAAATCCGATTACAGACTCATTAAAAGAATTTAATGAGTTAATAGCAGAATACATATACGTTTCTTTTGGAAAAGTTTTAGCTAATAATTCACTAGCTAAAGTATTCTCTTGAAGTAATGTATTTATATCAAATATATTACTCATATCTTTAAACCTCCAATTTATTAAATAGGGCATTAAGGAACCCTATAAAAGGATTCCTTAATGCTTGCAATTATATATTATTTGTTTTCTTTTGCAGCTTTAGATGCTTTCTTTTCCTGATCTTTATCGAAATTCTTCATATCTTTGGCTGCAGATTTCTGTTCTTTAGCGTTACCTTTTAATTCACCTTTTGCAGATTTAAGAAGTTTAGATGTAAGAGTACAAGACTGGGACCATCTCTTAGATGCGCATCTAACTGTTTCGTTATAGATACTAGTTACCATTGAAGAGTATGCATTAAGTCCAGAAACGATGCTTCCTGTAACCTGAGATGGTACAGGTTCTTTTTTACCATCAATAGATTTCTGTAAAGATTTAGCAACGTCGATCTGTTTTCCTAAAACTTTGTTGATTCGCTGGTACATTTGTTTAAGTCCAGCTTTAAGTTTCTGCGCTCTAGGATCAGCTCTATAAGCTTTTACATAATACATAGCTTCACCAAAAGAAGCACTTCCTTTTGCAGGACACATAGCAGATCTTAATGCGTCTCTAGCAGCAGCATTGCTATTTAATTTGGAAGTATCAATTGCAGAGTGATTGAATAATACTTTTCTCAAAGAATCTACTGCATTACCTTCTACTTCTTTAAGTCCTTCTGAAGATCTCGTTGATTCACCAGTGAATACATAAGACCATGCTTTCTTATAAGCATCTACCTTATTAATATTTCCCTGAACATTTTCGGCATTATGAAGAAGTCTGATACCTACTTCAGGTTCATATTTTATAAGTGTAAATGTTTTATTACTAAGATCGACACCACGAATCTCGGCACTTTGCATTTGTTTTACAAATTCAGCACCAAGCTTTTTATACCGATTTGTAATCATATCATCAATAGATTTTATAAGTTTCTGGAATGCTCCAGCAATGACCTGGATAATATGTTTTATTCCAGCAATAAATCTAGCAAAAATAGACTGGTGGTCAGATGCTTCCCATACTGGTTCTTCACCATTTTCTCTTAAATAATTAAGTTCGATTTTACTAATTTTTGAAACCATATCATTATAGGCTTTAGCATTTTCATATATACCTTTATCTACAAGATCGAATGGAGATAAAGCTGACTCCATAAAATTCGGAATACTGAGCTGTCTGATCTCTTCCATAGTAGATTCAGATACAGGCTCATCTATATTTACTTCCTCTAAAATACTTTCAAAAAACATTTTTAGTCCTCCTTATGGGATAAAGTTTTCATTATTTACTTATTTGTTGAGCATTTAAAATAAAGCAGACACATTACTTGGCTTTTCTACGTCATTCATAGTTAATTTTTGATTGGATTCTTGCTCTAATTTATTTTTAGCACTCTTTTCTGCTTTACTCATATTTACAGATAATTTATTAGAAATTTCTCTAAATCTGGAGACCCATTTCATTTGTTTTTCAGCAATCTTTTCTTTTTCTGCAGAAGATTTGGAATTCATATATTTTACATTATTAGCATTGATCTCCAATAATGAAGCCTGAATCGCAAAATAATCAGAAAGTTTTTGTTTTGATGAGAAAAACCAATGAACAGCATTTCTTATTGTAGGTAATAATACAGCAACTATCACAATTAATCCACCAATACCAGTTACAATACCAGCACCTGTCATAGTAGCATCTTTCCCCTTAGCAATATCACTAGCAAAAGCTTTTGCTTTATTAAATCCATTTTTCATGAAATCCGGTCCATGCGAATTAATAAATTCTTTAGCTGTTCTTACTAAAGTATCAATCATAGCGGCTTCGTCGAATGATACAACTTCAGCTTCAGATATATTTACTTTAGAATTATTGGCAATAATAATAGCCTTCATAAATGTACCATCAGTGCATCCATCATTAAATTCTTTTAATGATTTAAATAATACAGAATCTAAAGATTTCTGCATACCAACTTTATTTATTAAGAATTCAAAGTCTCCTTCTTGGTTCTTAATAAATTCGATAGCAGAAGAGATCAATAGAGAAACGCTACATACGATACCTAAAGCTAAAGTATTATAAGTATTCATACCTAATCCGGCTTTAATATCAAATGACTTTCTCCATATTTCTTTAGTATCTTTTAAGTTTTGAATTGCTTTAAATAATGTATCAGTAGCAGTTGTAGGCTGTTTAAATCTTACGCATATATCATGTATAATATTAATACAATCTACCATATCCAAATAATTTGGAATTCTTGTGATATCTCCTTTGGAAGTAGGAATATCTCCAAAATCAATATCAGTAATTTCATTTACAATATGATCGTATAATTTAGTAGCTAAGTTAGCTAATACACGATCTTGTTGTTCTTCATTAAGATTCATCAAAGCACGAAATTCTGTACTATTAGATGGATCAAAATATTCATATACTATATCAGCATATTTTTTAATCATTTTTATAAACCTCCAGAAAATTATTTTACATTTTAGCCATAAGATTTATTACTTTTTTATATGTATCATCTTTATTTTCTTTTTCCAGAGCACTGAATGGATATACTTCATAATCATCAGATCCATCTATAAGAATCTTTATAGATTCAGAAGATTCGTCTATAATTACAAAATACAATAAATTCAATTTTTCCATAATAGGTTTAATTATTCTGATAGATTCTACATCTATACCATTCATTTTCTTAAGATCTTCTACATCTTCCTGAGAAATAACTAATGTAGCAATAGCTTTGGCGAATTGCTTTTCGGTTTTAGCCATTTTTCGGATTTTACCGTTTTGAGATCTTCTTTCAAGAGCATTAAATAATGCTGTAGCAGAGCCTTTCTTAGAATTATTAATAGCGTCTAATTTAGCATTATCTACAGCAAGTAAGAAATCTTTAATAAAACTTGTTTCTCTTGTAGTAAGTTTTATAAATTTCAGAAGATTATTAGAATCCTGATAATTGGCAAGGATTCTTCCAACAACTTCTCCAGATGGTACTGATATCATTCTACTCTTAACACCTACTACAGACTGCATATTAGCACCTGTAGATGGATCAATAGTATTAATAAGCATTAAAGTTGGTACCATTTCGTTTGCTTTCTTGATTTCAGAACTAAGTAATCTGTTTGAATCTATATTTGGAGCAGTAATTTTATTGGTTTGATCCGCGTTATCGTCATAACTATAAGATTCAACTCCACCCAATTTATTCATATACTCTCTATATTCACTTGCAGCTCTAGCTGGATCGTTCGGATATTTCTTCTTATATTGTTTAGATATTTCGCCTTCTGGATCTAAGTCTTTGTGACCTGGACCAATCCAAATTCTTTTACCTGGATTATTATTATCATCAGCTTCTATGATAGTATCATATCCGTTTCTTTTTAATAATTTAAATCTTCCAATATAATTCTCATTTACATCTTCTTCGAAAAAATAATTAGTATTTTCTCTAAAATCTTCTAATGCCACATTCTTTTCTCTTAATGGCATCATTTCTAATAAATATTCAGGTTTGCTAATCATCTTAGCATAAGTTCCCGATTCTGTAATTACATCAACAAAATCTTCTAAAGACATTTTATCAAAATCTAAATTAGTATGGAAATCTTTTAAATAATCCATAATATTTTGATTTGTTCTTTGATTTGCTGCTAATAATATCTGCAACATTGTAACATTTCTACGTTCCAAAGCTTTAGAAACCATAGTACATGATTTGATTCCTAAAGATGAACTACATAATACCGGATATGTAAATATCAATCCGGCAGATGCTCTAGCAATAGAAGTAGCGCTGGCTACTTTATTATCTCTAGTTTTAGCTAATTTCTTTTGATCACCACTATCAATACTTTTCTTTAAGTTTTTCGGAAAGTTTTGTATACCACCGATGATAGTATCCAATATTGATTCATGAATAGCTTTAGGATTCATCATACAGACGTGCCTCCATTTCTGTCCATATTAATATTATAATTACTCAATTGTTCTAAACGCAAAAAATAAAGGACTTGTATAGATTCACCAAATTACATAGAAGAATTAATATTCTTCTATGTAATTTTTACCTGTCATAGACAAAACGTTTGATCCTAAACCGCTATAAATATTCATATGAATATTTACATTAACTACAATCTTGTCAGGTTTAGAAAATATGTCTATTCCAGATTTTTTCTTATCTATATCGACTTTTGTTTTTTCTGTATTATTATTTTCACCATTACCCATTTTATTCATAACCACATCCTTTACGATGTCTCCTGCTACTGGTAAAATTGCTTTCATAAAATCATTAGTTGTCATAATTATTATCCTCCTCTTTCCTAGATGAAATGTTACAAATCATATGAAGTGTGCCTATACGGTGAGGTCAGGGAGTCTTTAAATATAACTCATTTTGATTTTATAATGGTGAATCTATACAAGTTTCTCTTATTTTCATATTTATTATATACAATTATTATACATATTAAGCCCCGAAACAATAAAGTAATTATACCAAGAATGGAGGTATTAGGAATGAGTGATACTCCAAATATATCAAATCGAGGAAATGCAGAATCTAAAACCTCAGTAACAGATAATCCGAAAATATCTAATAGAGGTAATTATGCTGCTAAAACTAGTGTATTCGATTCACCTAAAATATCAGAAAGAGGGCACGCTACAATTCCTGCTAAAGAATATAATGATAATATTACAAATAGAAGTATATCAGTATTTGATAATAATACAAAATATGATGAACCTGTTATATCAGAAAGATCGTTAAAATCCCCTGATACATCTCGTTATGATTCACCTAAAATATCAGAAAGAGCAAATAGAACTCCTGATAGAGATTCTGTTCAAAGATATTTTTCTAATGCTATGTCTAAACCAAATCCATCTCATGAGTATGGATCAAATGCTCAAGCAAAAATTAATCCTACTAAAGAATATAAATCTAATGCTGTATCTAAACCGAATCCGTCTCATGAGTATGGATCAAATGCTCAAGCAAAAATTAATCCTACTAAAGAATATAAATCCAATACTATGTCTAAATCTAATCCTACCGGATCGCATTATTCATTATCACCAGCTCAATCTAAAACTCCTTTTTATGAATCTGATGAGAAAAAGATGATATCAAGAAGAGGAGCTGCGCAATCAAAAAAGAATAAAATGTGGAAAGATGGATATAGTTATGATAGTGACACTGGAAAGTGGAGCTATGATAAAGAAATGTATGGTAGGGAAAGTGGATATACTCCATCTATCACTAAATCAAAAGACGGAAAAGAAATAAGAAAAGCTTTAGCAGAAGATGTCAAAGAACATGGATTAATATCTGATAGACGTATTTCAGATATTACTAAGCTTGCTAAAAATCAAGATTTAAAAGATAAAAATGGAAATACTTATCTATCAACTACGAAGTACGCTAATACTACAATAGATGAATCAGATCTACATAAAGATCGTACAGTAAACAAAAAAGGAGTACCGTCATCAGAAATGAACCTAGGTCAATTATTAAGATCCAATGGTATTTTTAGTAGATCTGATATAGATGCTAATATATATACAAAATTCTCTAGATTTGGAGTAATTAATCCTTACAATGGTTTAAATAGAACTAGAGAATTTTTATTTTTTACAAGACCGAATCTTCATATAATGGCTAGTGTAAACGAAGCTGCAGAAGATAAAGGTGCCAATGTTTCAATATCATCGGAAGTTTTATATTCTGAATTAGGAAGTAATTTATTCTTTCAAGATTTAGTAATGAGGCACAAGAATTTAATTCCTCAATTACAAAGTAGCTATAATCCAGATAATTATAAAACTCCATTTATGTGCTTATTGTCTAATACAGTATCTAATACTTTAGATTTACCAACTATAAATGGAGCAGAGATAGAAACTGCAACAAATATGTATGGAACTTCTATACCATATAGAGGTTCTAGTTATAAATCTGACGAAGCTGCGGAATTTACATTGGAATTTACTGATACTAAATATGGAGAAGTATATACTTTAGTAAAAGCATATGACGAATATATAAGATTAAAAGCTGATGGACTTATAGCTCCGCCAGATGTATCAGCGACGGGTCTTACTATGTCATATAAAAATACAAGTGCTTTTCAGAACTTTACAAGATTTCATAAATATAAAGAATTACATGATAGATTTTCTATATTTAAAATTATAGTAGATGAAGATATGGAAACCATATTATATTGGGCTAAAGCTATAGGGTGCTATTTTAATAGTGTACCTAGAGATGCATTTAGCGATCTAAGGGAAGGTGGACCATTAAAATTTACTGTAGATATTAAAGCTCCATTTGTAAGAGATAGAGATCCAATGGATATATTAGGATTTAATTCTTTAGTGTCTAGATGGTACGGTGGTAAACCAAGTGTAGATAATAATATACCTATATATAGAGATAAAAGTGATGATAATGGATTATACGGAGGAATGATGAATGGAGAGTGGTGTCCAATACCTTATATAACGACAGAGAAAAAATCAAGTAATTGGCTTGCTCCATCAGCTATGAATTTCTTATATAAACTAAAATGGTACGATTTAATAAAAGCATAAAGGAGATATACTATGAAAAAAGTAAGTTCAGACATTTACGATATAACTCAAACAGTAGTAGATCTTGAAAAAGATTATATGGAGGAAGAGTCAGAAGATACTTTGACTCTTGGTACTTATGGTTATTTAGCGGATATATTGTCACGTAATATACAAAATTCTATTATAGTAACTAGCGAATTAGGAAATGAACTATTTCCTTATAAAGCTAAGTTTGAAGATAATGTAATAGCTCATGCTATAGTACAAAATATTACAGATATAAATGCTACTCCTGCAGAGATACAAGTTCTTATAGGTATTAAAGAATCTGATTTAAAAGATAAAATGACCGGAGATCAGATTACTTTAGATAAAGATAGTATATTTAGATTAAGTGAAGGCGATTCTAGATATGCTAGTACAGCATCTAGCGATTCATATGAGTTTCATTTACCATATGATTTGATTATAAGTAAGCTTGTTTTACCTAATAACGATTATACTTATACGGCAAGATATGATATCAGTATAAAAAATAATATAAGCGATATTCAAAACCCTTATATTCCAGTACCTACTATACAATACCAAAATACTAATAAATATGTATTCTTTAGTGTCACATTAATGCAAGTTACTCATGAAACCATATATAAAAGAATAACTAGTAGTAGTGTAATAGAGAATAGATCTTTTGAATTTGAAATAGATAATGAAGAGCAATTAGCTGATTTTGTAGTATGTGTAGATGATAATGGAGAAACACGTTATCTTACTCCTTTATTCGAAGGTGTAGGAATAATGAATAATGTAACTGATTATTGTTATTATTTCTTTATAAATGCTCATAAGATAAGAGTAACTTTTGACTCATTATCTTATATGCCGAAACTTAATTCCGAAGTTACTGTATATATTAAAACTACCAGAGGTTCTGCTGGTAATTTTGAATATAATGCTAAGCCTATATTAAATATATCCTCTGATAGATTTGATTATAAATATCTTAATATATATTTATGGCCACAATCTAAATCAGAACATGGTGAAGATAGAAAAACTATAGATGAATTAAAGAAGATTATTCCTAAAGAAGCATTATCCAGAGGATCTATTATAAATACTCAAGATGTAACAAACTTCTTTAATATGATAAATGTAGAAACTAATAGAACCAGAATACTTAAAAAAGTAGATAATCAGTTCGAAAGATCCTATTATGCTTATTTATTATTCAAAGATAATAGTAATAACGTAGTTCCTACAAACACAATAGATCTTGAGATAAATAGAAGTGAGTTCAATGAAAATCTTAATAGGAAATATATATTAAAGCAAGGATGTAAAATATTATTAAATAAGAACGGAATTGGTAGATTATTGGATCCTAATATGAAAGAAGAGGAAGTTCAAAAATTATTAGATAACGATAAAACCAATTTCTTATATACTTTACCATTTATGCTTGTTGTAAATGGTGATCCATTATATGTATCATATTATCTTAATATAGTAAATGAAACTAAAATATTAAATTTCTCTTGGATTAATCCAAAGAATACATTGCAGTTTATTTGTCCAAATGTAATTTGGAATAGAAATTTAATAAATGATCCAAATAAATATACACTTACTATGCAATTAACTCAGAATACAAGTACTGATCATGCATTGATAGAATACGATGAAGATGGAAATATTATAGAGAAAAATATTAGAGTTTTTTGTGTATTCTACAATGATGATACTCTTACTACTCCATATAGATACAAAGAAGCTGAGATCGTGGAATCTAATAAATATGGAGGAAGTGTGGAAGGATACGATGGCGATTATAATACTGGATTCGATGTATCTTTTAAGTTAGAATTAGAGACTAATGATATTATATCCGATGAAGGAGACATTAGATTAGAAAATGTAATGGTTCCTGGAACAGTAGATAAAACTTATGGATTTTTTAATAGAGATATAGGATGTAAAATTTATATAGTTATTAAGCCTGCCGGATTCGGTGATTTAGGAAGAGATGATTTGGATGCAATAGTTCCTGGATTGGAAGGCTGGACAGTATGTAACGAATATACAGTTCCATCTAGATTAGATTTATATAAAGATTATTCTACTATCTGTACTTCTACAGTTACAGCAGAAGATAATATAATAAATCTAGAAGGTGAAAAAGATAAGGGATTTAAATTAAGAAGTGTACCTGTTGTAAGGTATAGTTATGCTTATGATGAAGATCATATGCAATATATAGTAGAGCAATTTAACTATAAGAAAGCATATATAGATCATGCTTTAGAGATATTAGAGAATTGCTTCTTGATAGATTTTAAATTGTATAATACCTACGGTCCGTCTAAGATATATTCTATAGATGAAGCAGGAGAGCATTTAATTGATAGAGTAAATATGACTTTCGATTTCGAATTAAAGTTACTGAAAAATGCAGATGTTCAAACTAGAGAATATATATTAAAAGATGTAAAAGATCTTATAGAAGATCTCAATGATGATGAAGATCTTCATATACCTAATCTTATTACTACTATTACAACTAAATATAGAAACAGTATTGAATATTTCGAATTCTTGGGATTTAATGGTTTAGGACCAGGTGAACAGCATTTATATAGACATGAATATGATAGTGTTTCTATGGTTCCAGAATTCTTAACTGTTCATGCTAATAATGATTTAACTCCAGATATTAATATATATTTGGCTTAAGCGGAAACAAATGGATAATATGTATTTCAAGGAGGATCTTACAATGTTTTATTACGGTATGAATAATACTATAACAGAATCCAAAAGTATATCTAATATGGAAAGCAATAATAATAAAAATGAAGAATTAAATAAAATGAGACAATTAAGAGAAAGTGCTGATAGGTCTATGAAACAATTTCCAAAATTCATGAATAAAGTTAAAACTTACTTTATCGTAGAAGGAATGATGTTTACTATAGATCAAGCTATGAAGGAAGATACTAATATCTCTTATGATAGAAATATCTGTAGAAATATATTAGAAAATTATGTAAATGATCATAATCCAGAACTTGTATTAAAAGCTATGGAAGAAAAAACTATGTATCTTTCTAGTATGGCTAAAGTAATCAGAGAAGAAGTAGAAGCTGTAGAAGAAGGATGCAATAAAGCAGATTCTGATACATTTAATATTAAGACTTCTACTAATACAGATTTCTTTGATAAATTAAATATGATGACTAACGATCAATTATCTAAGTCTATTCATAATAGTGTATTAAAAGCTACACAAGATTTTGTAGAAGGCGTTACTAAAGATAAAGAAAACATGAAAGAAACTGCAGAAAAAATAAAAGCTAAAGTAGATGAGCTTAAAACTGACGATGAGCAAGTTAAAGAATCATATTATAGAGCATATGAAAATAGAATTAAAACAAGCAGAAAAGAAAGACCTAAAAACTTATTAGAATCGGTTATAGTATCATTAAGTGAAAATGCTCATAGAGATGAAGTATTAAAAGAAGCTTTCATTAATGAAGGTAAAACTAATCTTGATAAGATTATGAATGTAGCTACTGGAGTATACGTTACATTAGAAGCAATGAACTCTTCAAGATTACAAGTGATGGACAAAAGAATATTTAATGAAGTATTAACCTCATTAAACAAAAAATAAAATTAGGCAAAAGCCTAGGGAGAAGCTTTAAGCTTCTCCCCAAATTTCGTCATAACATTTTATGACTTCGGCCAAGTTCTGGCCGTAATGTCCCTCGTATTTATCGAGGGTCAAGGTTCTTGCTACATTTATAGGTAGCAAGAACCAATTTGTACCGGACATATTAAAGTCCGCTACAGCGATATATCCCATTGGGATAATGGGATATATGCCTCCGGGAACATATTTGCGAGTAGCACCTCTGCTTTCACAGAGGTGACGAAGCTTTTTGTCCCTTATGGTCAATCTTCTGTTAAGGGAACATGGCCCCTCAACAAAATCCCTGATCTGTCCATAGCTATGGACAGACCCATCGTCTGTCATCACGCATCGGTCTGCTATAGCCAGACCTTTACCTGAGCAGCTCCTTTCTATTTTCCCTGCTTTGTCAGTTGTATAAAGCAGGTCTCCGTCGTCCATATCTACTAGGAAGACTTCTTCCACTGATACAGACATTGATTTTAAACCATCAAACTCATCAAAAAATTGTAACAACTCTGCCATAAATTGCCTCTTTCTACCTACGATTGGTTACGTAGGATTTATTTATATTATTTTTATTATTATCACTATAATATTATATAATCAAAAAATAAAGATATTCCATATACTCTTATATAGAGTATATGGAATAAAATGTTTTATAAGGATAATAGTATTATAGTTTTCCCTTCATTACTAAGATCCATTAGATCGAATAACATAATTACATTGTTGCCAATTAATATATCATTCAATACTTTATATACTTCTCTCTTGTCGTCTTCCCTCTCTAATGTATCAATAGATATTTGGATATCCAATTTATGATTATTTAAAAATATACATAAAGAAGAGCATATCTGTCTTACAAGCATATTAGCTGCTCCGTTTTTAACTAAGTATACTTTGTTATTCGCATAATCAATAGATTGAACTTCCATATCAGTATTGCTTTTGATAATATCTAATAATTCATTAAATTTATTAGCATCATTAAATATATGATTATTTAATAATACTCTTAATTTGGTTAACGCATATACATTTACATTATTATTCATCTTTATTTATACCCCCGTTTATTTTGGAGAAGATAAACAAGATTTCTTTAGAATTATATTATACGTCCCTTATTATCTAAATAGTGTAATTCTCTTCCATCATAATCTTTTCTACTTATAATGGAATTATATTGTGATTTATTATAAACCACATTTAAATATTTTAAATATATTTCAACTCTAGGTAATATACTGTAATATTTATTTACAGTTCCAGTCACTACCATAGAATCATCTAGCCATACATTGTGATTATACATATCACAGTATTTCTTTCCGATATTATCCCAGTCAGGTTTCTTTATATTAGGTCTTTTTAAACCTATCTCTGCTAAGAAAATATCGGTAGTATTAAAATATGATGGAGTTGGTAAATACGCATTATATTCTATAATACATGGAGTATTTATTAATCCATCATATTGTAGTAGTTCTTCATCTGTAATACTTTTCATATATCTATGATCCTCTTGTGCGTTAGGTGTATAAATATGTACAAATGGATCATTTTTCGCATATGAAGAAGCATTACTTCTATTTATTAATCTAAATCTAGGTCTTTGAGCACCCTCAGGTACTTCTAATAATACTTGTATTAGATAATCTATATAATACAAATTATCTAATACCCTAGACCTTACTTCTATTATTTCATCCATTTTATTTGGGGACAATTTATAATGATCTACCATCCATGCAAGTCTTTCTTCATAAGATATAGGTATATCACTATACTTCTTGGCATACTCTTCGCTTTTCTGTTTTCTATTTTGTTTAGCCATTGAGTTTACCGTCCTTTATTATATATTTTTAAATATAAAATCCATATATGGGTAATTACCCATATATGGATGTTTAAGAGTACGTTTATTTTTAAATAAACTATAGCCCAAATTTACTGTACATATTTGATATTTTATTGGATAGCTCTTGAGTAAACATTCCCCAAGTTCTATTTGGTAATTGTAAATATTGGTTCTTCTTTAAGGAGAAATACATAGTTAATTGTCTTTGTATATCTGGTTCATTTATATTAACTCCACAATTACATGCAATATAATCCATTAAAGCAGTATTAGCCATAAACCAACTAGTCTTATCCGATTGGGTAAGAATAATCATGGAATATAAATCCTTAAATGACATATTTACATCTACTTCTGTAGGTAAACCATTTACAGTCCAAGAACCTTCTTTACCTCTACTAATACTTAATGATGTAACTATTCCACAATCACAATTAAATGCTCCTTTAAGATAAGCTCTAATAAGGAATGGAGACATATATCCGTTTGCAACATCACTTGATACCTGTCTAGGAGCGGTTAGCGCCACTAAATGACACAAAGGAACGTAGATATTTAAATACCAACTTAATAGATCATTATCAGGTGTTCTTAATTTTAGAGTTACAGAATAACTTTTACTATATTCGTGATCAGCCCATATCTCAGGGAATAATAATTGTCCACCAGTAGCAACAGTAGCAAAGTTTTTAGCTAAGTCTATTAGCAATTGATGCCCTCCTAAATACTTTTCAGACATTTCTTGCATATCTGCTAATGTACTTTCTAGATTATTAGGTTGCATCCAGTCTGGAACTTCTCCTGTAGATGTACCCATCAAAAATTGCAACTCTCTACCAATATCAGCAAATGAGTTTACTTTAGATGCAATCTGCGATTCTGTCGTTGTATTAGAAAAATCTTCATCGGACGATGTATAAGAATCTACATAAAATGATATAGATTCTTGTGCTCGTATATTTTTCTTGATGGTGCTATTAACTGCATACTTCCAGTTAAACTCAGATAATTTATATTGTTTAGAGCTACTGGTATTATAAACACTTATTTTGGAATTTTCTATTCCCAAGAATTTAGCGCCTGCCCAACACATTGGATTTACATATTTAAAATATTCTTCTGCAGCAAAATCAAATGTAAAATATCTACCAGAATCTGTAATCTGTCCTTCTGTTCCACCGCCAATAAGATCTGATATTGTAACTTGGTTTGCATCATTTTCATCGGTAGCATTTATACCTAATAATTTAGATAGCTCTAACCATCTATCTGATTTTTTGAAATCGGACATATAAGAAGCTTTTCCAGGAGTTATAAGTAATAATGGCGTTCTAGTTAAAATTTTTTGAGCATATGTAACACCATATTCTGTCCCTTCGAGTTTTTCATCAGTATTTTCGTCAAACTGATATGGTGAGCCAAATACACCCATTAAGCTACTATTAAACATTTTAGATACCGCACTTGATAAATCACTTTGATACTTCTTTTTACTAAAATATTTTATAGCAGCTTGATCATCATAGTATTTTTGCAATCTTGCTTTTTTTGCAGCTTGCTCTTTTTTTGATCCGCTATTTAACCATTTAGATAAATCCTTCATTTTTAATATTTCACTGTCTTCTTTACCGGCTATCGCGTTTAATCTATCCTGAAGGGCTTTTTTGGCATCGTCTTTTGCTTTTTTCTCTTCATCTTTTTGCTTGTCTGTTTTATAGTTTGACCATTTATCTTCTTTAACTTTACTATCTAAATCTTTTTCACTTATCCATCCATCGTACTTTTTTAACTTGTACCATGTTACTCCATTTTTATCTTTTTTCTTTTCTGTAGCAACTAAATCTAGATTTTCTACTAATGTTTTGACAAATTTACTATTTTTGCTCGGTTCAGAATATACAATTGTATGCTTATTCTTGGTATTTACTTTATATATAACTTCTTTCTTCTGAACAGTAGCAAATACATCATCGCCAGAAACCCATCCTAGATCTCCTATATGATACCAATATAAATCATCTTTCTTTATGTACTTTTGCCCGTTTGAATAAAATGTTTTCCCTATATCAAGATAATCTATAATAGGAGATGTTATCGATGGTTCTTTTCTATAAGCAACGGCATTATTTTTTGATACTTTTATTCTGCATGTAGCATTTGTATCTATTAATCCATCATCATATTTATTTATCAACCCTACAGTTACGGTACCTACACCGTTAATTATGGTACCTTCTTTACTGTAATCTCTTCCGGGTATACGTTTATTTGTTCCTTGATTATTATCCACTCCATATAATAAAGCGTCTTTTAACCCAGCCATTTATATTACCTCCTTTTTCAGTTTATTAATTTTAATAATTTGTTGGATAGGGCTATTTTATCCCTATCCAACAATATAGTTTTATTCCATAGCAAGAGATTCTATACTATTCATAAGATTAGACAGTTCTCCTGATCCGGTAGATGTTTTATTATAACTAGATAATTTATTAGCTAAATCTGTCTTCAAAGAAGTCCATTTCTGTTTAGTTTCACTATTATTCATTTGTGTGCTTTGTAAATCTACAAGCTTGGATAATATAGAAACTATCTCAGAAATATCAGATGTATTATCTGCTACTTTGGCAAGTAATTTGATTACAGATTTCATCAATTTAGTCATATCAGAAGTTCCATCGGATTTCTTAGTAATAAACTTAGTAGAATCAGATACAGATTCTGTACCATCGCTGGAATCAGTTAATCCCATGCTAGACGCCATCTGATCTGTATAATTACTAAATGCTGTCATTACATCATTAAATCCGCCTCTTCCTTTATATTTAGGATAATTATTTAATAATCCAGATCCTGTTCCAGACCATGGCACATCATTCTGATATGTAGCATAATCTTGATCAAAGTATCCAGATATATCACCTTCTTTATTCTGTCCAAAGAAGTCGTAGAATTTATAATTTGATCCGTATCTGTTACTTACAGGATCTCCTTTTTGATAAGCACTTCTATCTTTAGCATTTGTAATATCCATAGGGAATGTATCGTGCTCTGTTACATATCTAGGTAAGGTTCTCTTACCTTCATTAAATACTTTTCTAACCGCATCTTTAGCTGTATCTGTAACCCCTCTAGTAAATGATGCAGATGCATACCATCCACTATGAAGAGTACTAAGCATATCAGCTCCAGTAGCTTGTCTCTTTTTAGTTACTTCGTTAAGGTTAGCCATCTGTGAAGCTTCCTGCATGGACTCGAATAGATTATCTCCACCAGTCTCACCAGTAACTCCAGTAGCTATTTCTGTTACTTGATCTTCAGTAAGATTATATTTAGGATAATCTGATCCTGTTGTACTTCCAGAAGTACTTGTAGAATCAGAAGAACTAGAATCAGAACCACCTACATTTACAACTAATCCATATTTCTCTGCTAAGTTGTCCATGCTTCCCAATAATCTGTCTAATACAGAATTATTGCTTGAATCAGAAGATGAACTACTTGAACCAGAAGTGGATGAAGATGTTCCACTCAACATAGATTTTACTTTTTCATGAATCTTCTTAGATGTAGCATCATCGTAATGAGTACCATCAGTAGTCTTATATCCATCAGATTTAAGATAACTGTATATGTCAAGATAATTGCTGCCCCAGAATGATTGCATTTTACTATTGAAACCCTGAACTTCTGCATCTGAACAGTTAGGATCATTATCAACAGGGTTGACTGACATATAGAACAGATGAGCGTTAGGATTTCTCTTCTTAAGTTCAGTATAATAAGCAATATAATTATCCGGTTGATAAATATCATTTACACCCATATTAATTACTACTGCTAAATTAGGATCAGATTTTATCCTAGCTTCCATTTCTGGACCTGCAGTAGACTTTAACCAAGCTAATCCTTGAGAAACTTTTGCGATGAATGATACTCCATCTTCATGGATACAATCAGCCATCATTTCGGTTCTAGAATCACCTACATAAAGTATTCCGCTATAAGATCCAAATCCTCTTCCTATATATTTTTTCAGTTTCCTTGTAAACTTAGATGCTAATCCAGAACCATATCCAATACCTAATTTAGTATGTCCGAGAATTTTATCTGCATTGTACTTCTTGGGCTTCTTAGCTTCTGGATCTTTTATAGTTATATTTCTACCATCTTTAGACATACCACTCGCTACAACGTAATGAGAGTTAGGTCCAAATGGAGAATTAGATTTAGATGTATTACTCTTATCAGATCCAAGTAATACTACGTCTTTTCCTCTTCTTAAATCACTTCTAACCTGATCACTATTGTTATAATAATTAGTATCTAAGCCATTTCTAGAATATATATCGCTGAAATAATCGGCTGTTACACCGTCATTACTTCCTTTATATTTTAATGCTAATTTAGAGTTATCCATCATAGATGCTCTACCAGCAATATCGTTTAATACCATAGTTGCAGCTGCAGGGGCACAACCAGAATCACCGATAGTTTGCTTAATAGTATCACCTTTTATATTAAATGCTCTATTAGCATATTTAGGATCTAACTGAGAAACAAATGATCCTCTTCCGGCAAATAATCCAGATCCGGATCCTTTATTTTTCTTCTTACTTGATTTACTATCATTTGAACTACTTGTAGAGCTACTACTAGATGATGAAGATGTAGAATTAGAGCTGTTTCCATCGAAAGTTGATGTTCCACTACTCTTGAAATCTTTTAATCGTCTTGCGCCCCAGTAATCTGCTCGTCTATTTATAGCTGCTGTTGTAGGTCCTAATTTATCTGGATTACCATGGGTAAGAACTTGTCCATGTCCAAAATACATTTCAGCATGACTACCAGCCTCACTACCATAAAGTAATATATCACCTAATTGGAGTTTTGATTCATCGGTTGTTACTCCAGCAGTACTTCCACCATCTACTGTATAAGTAGTATCATATGTAGCTTGTTCTCCTGACCAACCACCAACTTCAACTCCTAAAGCTTTCTTATATGCCCATTCAACTGTAGAAGAACAGTCACCACTACCATCATCAGGATTTCGAGATCCTGGATATTTAGCATTATCTTGAGCGTATTTTAATTTTCCATAAACACTGTTCATCTGTGCTACTACTTTAACCTGCTTATCGGCAATATTCTTATCAGATGATACAGTACCTGATATACCATTAGCATTATATTCAGTTGTTCCGCCGGATGATGAATCATCACCATCACTTCCAGTTAAACCGTAATCTGAAGCTAATAAATCAAACGGTGCTAATAACACATCAAGTATTGATTTCTTTGAGCTATTATTACTGCTTCCAGAATCGGATGAAGTATCGTCACTTCCTACAACAGCCCCTGCAGTTCCATCAGGAGCAGTATGATCTATAGGATCTTGCCCTACTATTCCAAGTAATATAGTTCTTTCTGTATCTGCACCGGTTCCATATCGGCCAACACCAATGCTTTCGTGCCATTGTCCGGTCATATGTGATGCTCTTACATCATAGCAAGCATTAAGTAATTTAGTCTCATCTGCATCCATAGGTTTATTATTAAATTGAGAAGCAACTTCTCCGAATTCCTTAGTAGCTCCACCAACTCCTCTATGTACAGCCCAAGACCAACAACAATCTTGCATTGCTCTAGAATATTGATCAGGATCAAATCCGTATTTAGATTTAATATTATTTACTAATCCCAGATAGTCACTATTTAAGATATAATCCCACTCTTTAGCAAAGAATGCATCTTTTCCTATATCATTAACAGCTTTTAACCATTTAGTTTTCAGGTCATCACAAGATGTAGGTGAACCATATTTAGAAGCAAAGTATTTACTCCAGAATTCAGGTGCAGGTCCGTCCCATATCATCTGATATGATCCGAATGATAATCCACCATCGTTTCCACAATGCCCTATAGCTGTAGGTCCATCAGATCCAGATTCGAAATGGTGTATATATTTACTTATATAATCTCCATTCTTAGGTTTAACCATTTGTCTAGTAGCTCTACCTACATATGTATTTAATTTAGAAGCTGCATTTCTGGCTTTTCTACCTATGGATGTAGTAATACCAATAGTTACTCTAGGTAATACATTTTTAAGATTATATTTAGTTTTTGGTTTCCTTGATTCAGGGTCATTAATATAGATATACTGATTATCTTTGGATATAGAATCAGCTACTACATAATGAGGATTTGAACCAAACGGAGAATTATTTTTAGATTTATTATTTGGATCTCTACCAAGTAATATAGTCGGTCTCTTTTCTTTTATAGCTTTTACTATAGCAGAATCTTTAGGATCACTAGAGTCATTCTCTATATACTGTGTAGATATTCCGTATTTATTAAATTCGTCATCGAAATATTCAGATGTAACACCACTATTCGGAACTTTATATCCTAAAGCATCTTGTACAGCTGTGTTCATATCTATAGTAGATTGTCCAGCAAGGGAATTAATTACCATAGTAGCAACAGCAGGAGCACAACCGGAATCGGATACAGTTTGTCTACTAGTATCAGCACTTACATTGAATCTTTCTGTAGATATATTTCCAGTTATCTGAGAAACGAAGTTCTTTGATACTGGAGTTATTTTTGATTGATCAGCAACTACAGGTTTATTATCAAAATCTTCTATAGTTTTTGGCGATTTAAAGGTATAGAATGGCATCTTAGGATGATTATTACCAGTAATAGACTTTTCTGAAATAGGTTCAGGATCATATGATCCACTACCTACATACAGTCCAGATCCTCTTCCTGATTTTTTAGTTCCTAATTTATCATAATCATACCATTTTCCGTCAGTTAATTTTACTAAATATACATACCTGCCAGAATTATTTTTCTGTGCACGAACTCTATTTTCTCCGTATAATCCTACAAGTCTGTAGTATTTATCCGGCATATTCTTTTTGTTAGATTTAGATTTTACATCTGATACAAAAGCATATTTATTTAAAGGATTCTTATACGTTAATTTCTTTGATTTATCTTTAACTTTCTTAGTAGCTTTATTTATAGCATTTTGAGCTTTATCAGTATCGGTACTTGTACTCGAAACTGTTGTAGACGCAGAAGAATCAGAAGCTGCATTCATATCTGAAGTACTTGTAGCATCAGTTGTAGCTGATGTATTATCTCCACTTACAGCATCTACACTCTCTGTATCATTAGAACTCATACCAGATGTAGTCTGGAATAGTGATTTTGCTAATACCATAGGATACTGCAAAGTCTTATATATAGTAGTAATAGTTTTTCCTATAGTACCAAGCATAGATTTATCATCATCGAACTTATCATTCCAGTAGTTTTTCATACTACCTTTTCCTGATAAGTAGTTATTGGTTTCTTCGAGCTGATTATTAAATGTCTCAAGTACTTTATCCCCATCTCCTAATTGATTGGATACTTTGCTGATAAAGAACTTCTGCATTTTTTGTACGGAATATATAGGATTAAACATAGCTCGTCCCATCATTCCTATTAGTTTTAACGTTCCACTATCATTATCACTTTCAGATTTAAAGAACTTATCATTTCCAGATATAGCATAAGAATATATATCCTGAAGATGATTTTCTATTAAACTAGAGTTACCTTTTCCAGTGGACTGTAATTTATTTGTAATAGAGCTGATAAACATATCAGCTAATTTATCTTGTATGATATTGAAAGGATTAAATCTATTAATACCACTAACTAATTTATTCTTTACTGTATTAGCAGTATCGAATACGCTATTTTTAATATTAGACGCTACATATTCGCCTTTAGATAATGCATAAAGACCATCTCTGCGTATATCTCCACCAGCTGCATAGCTAGATATATTATAAGCTTTTACATATTCCTCAGGAGTCATTCCCATGGCTTCAGCATTAGCTTTTATATTAGCATCCATGGTAGAGTCTTTTGTCTGTTCATTAGTATCATTGGTTTTAAATTGATTATCACCAGATACAATATTATTTATATATTGAGTAGCTTTATCTCCAGACATACCCGAAATTGAAGCATTTAATGCAGCTGCTTGATATTCAGTGTTGTCTGATTTATATTTAGAGATATATTGATCTAATGTATAATTATCTCCATATTGAGCTATCTTATCATTAGCTTTAGATCTTAATTTATTTAAATTTAATACATCATTTCCTACAATTTGACTTAATGCATCCATACATAAGTCAAATATTATATCAGTATCTATAATTCCTGTAGGTAATAAATTATTAATAGCATTAAATAAACCACAAACTATAGTTATTTGATTATTGGCATCTTCTGGAAGTATTTTTGCTATTTCAGCAGTATTATACATACCAGATATAAAATATTTTACTAAACTTGCTATAGTAAATACTCCACCACCGGATAAGAATGATGTTACATATCCAGCAAATCTAGTGGCTGCAGCACCGGTTAATTTTTCGGTAAGCTTGTCGCAAATCTTAGCAACTAACCTAGTAGCAGCTCCGTTAATTTTAGCTTTAACCTTATCTTGAATATCTCCTGCTATATTAAATAATTTAAATATAGTTCCTACAACAGTATCATCTTGCAATAATCCAGTTATAAGTCCAGATATTTTACTATATACTTTTGATAACGTTTGGCTACTTATAGCATCTCCATAATTTTGTACACCAGATGCTACGTCGCTTATGTTTGTATGCGTTACATAATCCATAGCTTTTCCTACAGAATTATGTATTACATTTTCTTTTATATTATCAGAATATGATTTAGAAGCATTTTGTACATCACTAGATAAAGAATTATCAGTGGTGCCTTCTGCTAATCTAGGTATTACGAGTTCACCTTTAGATAAAGCATATAATCCTGAACGGGAAACTGCTCCACCTCTAGCAAATGATCCTTCAGTACCACCATGTTCTTCGTTAGAAGATGATGTACGGGTTTCACTTCCTTCAGCTTCTTTCTCATCACCCATCACTTTATCTTTAATAAATCCAACAGGATCTTTGAAGAAAGATTTGATTCCAGCAAATTTACCAGTAATCCAATCTTTTATATTAGTAATTTTATCTACTATTTTACCAATTGTAGATTTTATTAATATGAATGGTAAATTAATGGCTTTATACATAGTACCGAATACTGTTTGTAATCTGCCAAATATACCATCATCTGTTTCTCCAGTTTTCCAGTATTGAGCAGAAAATACAGATATTTTTCCGTCTTTAGCTTGTTCTACAGCTTTCTCTGTATCTTCCGTCTTAATAGATTTAATCTTATCTATTGCAGCTTCAATTTTATCTACAGCTTTATGCACAACAGCAGATATTGCTGTAGGTACTATAAACATTGTTTTTCCTAAATTAGCTGTGAAGTTTCCGACTTTGCCTAATATAGTATCTCCATCAGTAGGTTGATATGCAAGTAATCCTTTCAAATCACCACTCTTTACACTGTCTATATAGGTATCAACTGTTTCTCCACCAGCTATTATAGTATCTTTTCCGAATCCTACTATATCATCTATATGGTCAACTACACCATGTATAACAGAAGATATTGCTGTAGGTACTATATATCCTATTTTTCCTACATTAGCAGCAAGATTTCCTACTTTACCTAATATAGTATCTCCATCAGTAGGTTGATAGGAGAGTAGTCCTTTAAGATCTCCGTTTATAACACTAGATCCATAAGTTTTAAATGTATCAAATGTAGCGCTAGCTGTATCTTTAGCAAATCCAGTTATATTACCTAATTTACCTATAGTATTATGTAATACCCATGAAACTGCAGTTGGTGCAATAAACATGGATTTAGCCATTGTTGTAAGGTAATTACCTACAAATCCAAGTAAAGAATTATCTTCATTAGGTTTATATGTAACTAATCCTTTTACGTCACCTTTAAATACGAATCCATATAAATTTTTAACAACGTCAACAGTTCCAGATATAGGATCTTTTCCTATAACGTTCTTTATTGCTGTACCAGCTTTCGATACAGTCTCTTTTACGTTTTTACCTATATTACTTACAAACGAGCCTACCTTACCAGTTACAGAATATTTTTTCTTTAAATATTCTTCTTTGGTTTCAGTACTTCCAGTTTGATTGATATATTCTTGATATTCTTTATCAGCTTCTGCTTGTCTTTGTGATAAATCTTTTCCTAATACACCAAATAACTTTTGAGCTATCCAGTTAACACCAGGAATTATAGACGGTATAATTAATAGATTACATAATGCATTTATCAAACCTGCAACTACTTCTTCTACTATAGTAGTATCTGTAACTCCTAATATAGATTCAGCTTGATCGCATCCTGTTAAAAAGTCTAATACTAAAGTTGCTACTGTTAAAATAATATTCAGTTTACCAGCAGCTTTCTTTAATATAGAACTTCCTACTTTACTTGTACCTTTCTTAAGAGCATTTTCGAATATTTCAGTAACGCTAGCTTTGAATCCTTTGACCCAGTTAGCAACTGATTTGATTCCCAAAGTCTCAGCTAATTTGGAAAGTTTAGCAACAACTTTACTATTACTGAAGAGTTTCTCTACTCCATCTTTTAATTTAGTTATTAATCCTGATAATATTTTAGCTACTTTTCCACCTTGCTTACCACTAGTTTCAGCTGCTGTAGCTAATACTTTACCAGTTGTATTTTCTATGACATCTCCAGTTACATGTTCTACAGTCTCACCAGCAGCAGACGATGTAGCCTTAGATATAAATTTATCAAATCCTTTAGATACTTTAGCTCCAGCTTTACCAGCTAATTCTATAGGTTTTGATATTACTTTTGTTGCAACAGACGCAGCTTTGCCACCTATTCCAAGATGTTTTAAAACATTAGAGCTTTTGCCTAAAAGTTTATTCATCGCACCTTGCTTACCGTGAGCAAAAGCATGACCCATGCCATTTCCAATTTTCTTAAATGTAGTTCCACCAACCATGGATTGATCTTTGAATTTGATCTGTCCATCTTCTACGGTTCCTTCTACACCTTGAGAATTGTATATCTTTTTATAATTACCATTCTGAATATCTTCTGCTGTTAAAATATTTCCATTCTCATCATACATTCCGGTTTCACCAGATTGTAATTGATTTAGATTTATTGTAGTAGTTCCGCCAGCATTATTACCATTACCTAATAAGATATCCATAGTTTTTAATCCAGTTTTGCCTAAGAAACCTAATGTTTTAGGTAAATTCTGAATTGCATTAGCTAATATTTGAGGAAGAACTTCTCCAAGCATATTACCAATAGCAGGTATAGCTGTATTAGTAATCCAAGGTAATACTGTTTCTTCCATATAACTCTTAGTTGCAGCTACTCCTTCACCGATCTTTTCTCCAAAGGCTCCAACAACTCCTTCTGGCTCATCTCCAGTATAGCTATCTCCTAAGAATCCTTTCATGAATCCATTTTTAACATCATTAAGTTTTTCTTCTATTGCAGGAAGAATCTTTTCTTTAAATACAGGAACAACTGTATCTTCTATAAATGGAGCTACAGTTTTCTTAATAAAGTTTATAATCTTAGGTGCAAAGAATGCTGCAAGCATTGCAATTCCAGCAGCTTTTAATATCTTTCCTAAAAGATTATCTTTCTTTTTATCTTTCTTTTTACCGATACCAAAAATTTCACCAATCTTAGAAGGAATACCTTTAATGGTATCAAATATACCTTTTTGATTGGCTCTATCTTCATCTCTTTCTCTAAGAGTATTTACTGTTTCAGCATCAGACGTATCAGGCTCTACATTACCATTAGCATCTACTTTATTTTTAATAGGAAGACCATTGTAAAAACTTGTAGTGGTCTTTTCATTATTATCTCCCTGATAACTATTTTCGTCCTTGTTTTTATTTCTTCTAATTTTTTTCCCTTTGCCCATTCCTAACGATGCTCGTAATTTGTCACCAACCATCATTATTCGTAAGACTATGGTATTATTTTTTCTATTGGTAGGTAGTTCGGTTCCTTCTGCTAAACTAGGTATTACATATTCACCCTCAGATAAAGCATATAATCCGCTATATGGAACTCCATATAATCCCTCAGCAGCTTGTCCATCTACATCATGATCGTCGAAGTATTCATCCATAAATCTTCTAAGTCGATCATTTCTACCTTTAAATTTATTTAATTTTCTTCCTGCCCATTTAGCAACAGCTCTTTTAGCTCTTCTAGGAGAATTAATTACACCTCTACCGAGAGTTTCAGTAGCTTTTACTCCTTTATAAGCAGCTCTATCTACAACATTTCCATCTTCTGTAGTATTGTCAGCAAATACCCATCCACCTAGTCTATTAAATGTATGACCAACAGCTCCTTTTATACCACCAAAGATTTTTTGCCTAGCTCTACCAAATTTAGTGCGAGCTTCTCCTCTATCTATATGCTCTTGCTGTTCGTTTCTCTTTTCAGCTTTATCTTGAGCTTTCTTTATCTTTTTATCTAAATTTTTAGTGGTGATACTTTCTACATCAATATCAGATCCAAGTAATCCCTTATTAAGCATCTTCATCTGAAGAATAATCTCTTGAATATCTTTCAATATATCATTCTGAAAATTCTCAGATTTCTTAGATTCTTCATAAGCATCAGAATTATTTCTATCTGCTAACTCAGTGTCAAGTAATCTACTCATATCTCTAAGATTTAATGAATTAGTATCAAACCCTAAAGATTTTAATTTATCTTCTGCTTTAGTTCTATATTCACCATTTTTATTATAATTCATAGCATATCTAGCTTTTGCTATTTCTTTGCCAGAGGCTTCTATATCTTTAATCAAAGCAGATTTAGCGCTAGGATCAGATATATTTATTTTATCTAAGTATCCTATAGCTTGTTTATATTTACCTTTATTAAGATACTTAATAATATCTTTTTGCTGTTTAGCAGGTAATTTACCTATATTAGCATTAATACTATTCTGTATCTTTTTTGTATTTTCATTTATTACTTTCTTATTATCTCTATCGCCAGTTCTAAGGAACTCTATAGCATCTTTAGCTGATTGAAGGTCTTCTGATCCCATCTGTTCCAGAGTTTGGTCCATTCGAGATGCTTTATCCCTTCCTATAATACCAAGCTTATGAGTACGTCTATATTCATTCCTTTCAGCTGCTGTCATATCATAAGCTCTACCCTTTTTGACTTGATGTCTTGTCATACGACGTCCAATACCACCAAGCATATTAAACGGTAATCCTATACCAGTTTTTAATATATTTTTCCCAGTATTAAAAGCAAATCCAAATAATTTAGCAAATGGTTTTAATAATGATTTTAATTTTTCTTCTATAGGTCTTACTATTTTATCATTAATTTTATCTTTAAAGAAATCTTTTATTGTATCCACAGCATGTAATGCAGAATTCTTTAAAGGTGTAAAGAAATCGTTCAGATTTCGTTTGATTGTTTCATTGAACCAATCTCCGAATTTCTGAGTCATATCTTTTATAGGAGCTGATATAGTATCTGCTATTGTATTATAAATACCACCAACTCTTTTACCATACTTATCTTTTTCACCAAAGAATACATTTTTAAATTTATCACTATCTGCAGCAAATCCTACTGCCGATCCTAATAAGATATTTGTAGCAACACCAAATGGTCCGGCAACTAAGCCTACAGCGGCTCCTGCTCCCATTTTTGGCAACGCTTTCTTAATCCTATTAGGGAAATCAGGTAATATAGAATCTTCACCAAATAATGCATTATATATTTTCTCGTTTTTAGCTACAACACCAGCAGCTGATCCTAATAAGATACCAGCCATAGGACCACCAGGAACAAATGGTATGAGAGAAGTGATCATACCTAAAGTAGATCCTTTAGCCATAGTCGGTACATATTTCTTTATGGTATCAGATACATTTTTAGGAATCAATCCAGCTTTATAATTTCCATCTTTATCTGTACTTCCGAACAATAAATCCTGTACAGTTTTACTTTTTATTACTAATCCACTAGCAGCACCAACAGCAGCCCCTAATAAAGGACCTCCTATCATACCACTAATTAATGATACACCAGAACCTATTACGGCACCAACAGTCATATTAGGTAAAGCGTTCTTTACTTCTGGAGCAAGATTCATTACTTTACCGAATATATTACTTACATCTTCTTTGACTTTATTGTCTGCATCTTTTTGAGACATAACTTTGTCAGATACATCTCCAGCAAAAGCTTTACCAAGTTTAAGAAGATTGGATAATTGTTTCATTATCTCCATTCCTAATGGAGCTTGTCCTTCTTCGTAGTCATCGTATTCAAATTTAATACTATCGTATATTTCTTTTGCACGATCATAATTAGATTTTTTGTCTTTTTTATTAGTATCCTTATCGTCTTCTGAAGGTCCTTCTGTTCCTTCAGCAAACATACTAATTCCGCCATGCTTTTTATATCTATCTATAGCTCTAGCTTCATTAGCATATCTTCTTTTTATTTTAGCAGGATCATGATCTGGAGGAATAACGGCTTCGCCCTCTGATAAAGCATATACACCTGTTTTAGGTACTCGCCTTAATCCAGCTGCAGCTTGGCCTAATATTTCTTCTCCAGTTCTTCTTCTTTTGTCTTCTTCTTTTTTCTCTTTATTTTTTTCATGTACTCTCTGAGCAGCTCTTTTATCTTCGTTATTCATAGCTCGACGCATCACGTCTTGAGCTATATCTTTTTTCTTCTGTTTGGTTTTACCTTTTTCGTTTAAAGTACCTTTAAATCCTGCCCATTCAGCTGCTTCTTTAAAAGTTCCTTTAACCCACCCAAAAGCTTTCTTAAAAGAGTCTTTAGTATCGTCTATAAACTGTCCAAAGATACCCTTTTTCCCGTCTTGACGCTTACCGTCTTCTCCTTTTACACCAAATAATTTTTCTCTTACACTTTTTACAGTCTTATCTATATCAATACCAAAGAGACCAAAAAATTTGCGACCCATCTCTTTAATATTTTTTGCTGTAAATTTTTCTTTTATAGGATCTAATACATTTTTCTGTAACCAGTCTCCCATATTAGTGAAAGTTTTTCTAATACCAACTTTCATTTCATATAGGATACCTTTGTTCTCTTTATCACCAGCTTTGCCAAATACTAAATCAAATACGGTTTCATCTGCTTTACGTATTACTGTAGTGAGAAATTGTGCTGGTTTTTCTAATATTTTGTCTATACCACCGGCAATAGATTTTACAAGTTTATTTCCAGAAGTAGCATCTGCTATCTTCCCGAATATACCTTTGTTTTTCTTTTTACCAGATTTGATCTGTTCGAATCGTTCTCTGACTCTTTGATCAAATTCTTCTTGTGTTTCATTATCTTTCTTTTCAAGAGGAGGTAACACTTTACCATCTGGTCCTACAAGATTCTCATTCATAAATGATAAATCCATAGAACTATAATTTTCATCTTCATCAAAATCATTTATATTAATATCATCATAAGGATTATAATTTTCGAAACTTACAGTTCTATTATAATTATTCGTAGTTCTAGATTTCTTCTTACTACGTTTTCCTTTAGACTTACCGCCAAATCCATTCTTTTCGCCAATACCATAAGCTCTAATATAAGATACTTCTTTACGTATATCACCAAGTATATCGATGATAGCTCCAGAATATTTGCTAGAGTTGGCATAAGGACTATCAGATGATGCTTTTTTAGATTTAAAAGCACTACCAGTTTTAGTAGCTCCAGAGCCATTAAACAAATTAATTATACTACTATTCGAATTACTTTCTATGTCTCTCATGGTAGTATTTTGCATTTGTCTCTGATCTAATATTTCCCCAGCTAATTTCATACGTTCTTTATTAGGCAGAGCATTCCACATCTGTTTAATTAGTTTAGCACTAATTTCGGATTTCTGTCCACCTTTCATTCCGTATGTAGCAGGATCTATATTTTCTTTTCTACCATTAAATACTTTAGCATTTTTATATTGATATTCGAAGAAAGCTTCCAAATCTTTTTGGAATTGCTTCTTAGAAATAAAATTACCTTTATCATCTTTATCAAATTTAATAGTATTATTAGCTAAATCCATCATAGAATTACTCATATTCCATGATGCCATTTTAGAATTATTTTTTACTATATTTTGATACTCTCTCTTTATTTCATCCATAGATACAAATCTACCTTTTTCGTAGTCGTATCTAGTTTCTGATTGATTAGACACAGCAGATAATATTTTTGCCAAATATGTAGGTATAACCTCTGTAATAGCTTTCTTTGTTACTCCATCGAAAGGTATAGCATCTTTCTTATATCCTGATGGATTTATCTCTGTTTTAAGAGATTCATTTGTTTTAAACAAACTAGCCAATATCTGTTTAAAGCTAAAATCTCCGGCTTCATCATTTATTTTTAATATAGCATTTGCTAATACACCAGATAATGTCTCGTTAAAATCTTTCATAGATTCTTTGAGCATTTTAGGTGTAAGCATTTTAACTAGTCCTTGCGTTAAATACTTACCAGGGGATGCAGATAACATACCTCCCATTCCTGTATCAGTAACCATACTTCCAAGCATATCAAGCATAGATAACTTATCTTTTACATTACCTTTTATATTCTTAAAAAATGCTTCTAAATTTATTACTCCTTTATTCGATATTCCAGAATAACTTCTTTCATTTGATCCATAAATTCCATTAAAATCGTTCTTCTTTCCATAATACTCTTTCTGCATTTCGAGCATTTCTTTCAACATGGAAGTGGTTTCTTCCATTTTAGAAGTCATATTCGAATAATATGCAGCAGAGTTATTATAATGAGTCGTAGTAGCTTCTTTATTAAACTCTAATATAGATCCTATATTCTGATTAACTGTGCCTAAATCAGAATGTAATTTGCTAAATAAAATATTGTTCTGATCGAACAATATTTTTGTATTTTTTCTTGATGTTTTAGCCATATATTCGGAAGATCCAACAACAGCATTAGATATAGCTAAAGATGTTTTCTTACCTACTAAATCTACCATATCATTAGTCGATTTAGTAGATTGATCTATAGAATCGGTTACATCCTCATCAAAATTAAAATTCATATCTCCACTATCATCAAATCCGAAATCTGAATCATCAAATCCCATCATTTTAGAAGCGAATTGATCTTCAGCATTCTTCTCTCTTTCTCTATTATACAGATTACCTGTTTTAATATCACTTTTTAGATTATTTATAGTATCTTTCGCTATACTAAAATATTCATTACTAGATAAATTCTTTGAAGCATCTTTTATGCTTTTTATAGATATCGTACTTTTTACAGATTTTACAAAATCTCCGTTATCTTCTTTAAAGGAAGCCAAAGCTGGGTTTAATTCTTTCATTTCGTCTATAAATGAATATGATATAGACTTACCAACATTTGTTATCCATTTGACAGGATTAGGCATAATTAAGTACCTCCTATTCAATATTTACATAAATGTTTTAGGAGGCAAAAGATACCCGTAATACCAATTAAGGTATTACGGGTACAATTTTAAAATCCACCTTGATAACTATTATTCATATCATGATTAGCTTTTAAATAAACCATATCCATTATATCATTAAATTCATCTGATTTATTTTCTTTTAATTTAAGAATAACCTCATCTAATCGCTCTTCTTTTTTCATAAATCCAAGAGAAATCATATTAGATCTTATATATGGAAGTATTTCCAAAGTTGATCCATTCAAATACACGTATCTATTCTCATAAATTTGTGATATTTTGCAATATGCTGGCTTAAGAGTAGAACTATGGTAAATATTAGAATTTTGATCAATTTTATACATAGCACATATATCTCTTTTTATTTCTACCATTAGATAAGTATCTAATAAGTTTTCACCTTCAAAATAGTTTCTGAATAATAAATAGTCGTATTTATTGTATTCCTCTTTGGTTTTATTTATTTCTTTTTCTATATATACCAAATTATATATATCTTCTTTATCTAAAGATGCAAAATCTTCATCTATCAATTTAGAATATTTCTTCAATAGATCATAATCTTTAATCTTAACAATGATGTCCACGAAATTTCTTATTTGATTAATAGAATAAAATTTCTTAAAGATTCTATTTTTAGGTATAAAATATAGAGCGTTTCCGTTATTAATACACATATCATTTTTCAAATCAATAGTATATGTATACCCATTATCTGAAACCAATTGTACTTTGTCTATATCAGGGTCTCCAGTAAAATATTTCTGAACAGTTTCTTTATTAAATTGGCTGTCATAAAAAGTATCATGTTCTCTAATAAAATTATAAGTAAAATCCTTTGAAAATACATCAGTTTCGGATTTTATACATACAGAATAATATTCAGCATATGAATAATGCTTATATGTCTTCTCTGGATTTTCAGTTTTGAACGGTATAATAATCATATTGTTCTCCTTAAAAATAAAAATCTCACTACTTGATATATTAAGTAGCGAGATTCATTATCAGCAAGTTTAAAACATATTTAATTATATTTTATTATTTAACCCAAGATGGGCAGGATCCGTATACTCTAATACTATTGTGAGCAGGAACTTCTTTTTTGCCGAATGATGTAGTTCCATCATCGTTCTTGATTGGGAAAGATCTTGTTGATGCTTCTACTCTCTTGATAGACATACCGAAGTCAGAAGATTCTCTTCCTCCAAGTTTGATCTTTCTTCCAGTATCAAGATAGGTATTCATATACTCTTTAGAGATATTTACCATTGTTTCTGCATCAGATTTAGAAGCCTGATAAGATTCTACTTTAGTAGTTGCTTCTGTTTTAGTAATTCCACCTGCTGTTGATAATACATTTGTAAGCATTCCTCTATAGTCTTTGCATGGATTATAAGTTCCAATCTGACCATCTTTGCTGTAAACACCTACTTCATAATCAGGGCTATTAAGCATAGCCTGCATTACAGCTACTTCATCTTTCTGAGATGATGAAGTCTGTTTAAGATTCTCTTTGATACCATTTACTAACTCTTCAACTTTAGACATAATTAAGTCCTCCTAATATTTTTTCTATTTCCTAATAGTTAGGTATGTAATAGTTTACTATTCCTAATTTATCATATTTGCGTTATTTAACACAATGCATTATTGGATTAAATAACTTAGGATCTTTTCCTTTTGATTCTATATACTTTTGCATTTGCTTAGCATCCATAGATTTCATTATATATAAGAAATCTTCTCTACTTATATGCTGTTTCTTACTCATAACTTATAGTTACCTTTCTTCATTCTACCTATTTGTTACGAATAAATTGATTAATTATCATTGAGGTATTTGAATGTTTACTTTCACCAATAGTAGTCTTGATGTGTACACATTCAGAATATAATATAGAAAATTTGATAAGATCTTCTACAGAATAATTGATGTTGTCTTCAAATATCGTATCTTTTAATCCTATAATACCATCCTGTTTTAAATGATTCTCTAATTCGGATAATATAATATAAATATCATTGTATTCATATCCGATATATTTATTGCATGAATAATTAATCACTTTATCTAATGCACATAAATAACTATTATTGCAATAGATTTTTCCTTCTTTAACTTCTTTAGTCTTTACTTTAATACCTCTTATTACCGAATAAATATCTCCTTCAGAACCAAATTCCCATAATGTATATTCTGATGTATTTCTATCTTTTTTAGTAAATAATCTATATGCTTTATTAATAGTAAGAATTTTAGATCCTTTATCATCTTCTGGATCTTCTTCTATGGTAGCTTCTTTAACAGTAACGTTATGAGATACTACTGGTTGCTTATTATTAAAAAGATCTTTAATATAATCTTTGAGTTCTTTCATATCAAGTTCAGTTAATGTAGTAGATAATATGGATTTTATTTTTTCAAGATTTTGTTTAATATCTCGCATATCATCTGAATTAAACTCAACTGTATTATTATCAAGATTATCAGAATTATTTGTATTATCAGATAAATTATTGACAGTACATTCATCAACCTGTCTATTAGATTCTCTTTCCAAGTTTTCTTTCTTGCCTTCGGTTTCATTATTATTCTCCCTTGTAATTTTTATATAGTAACTTGCACCATCAAACTCATCCATTTTATAATTATTATGAGTAGTAGGATTAGGTATATTTAAATTAGTAGTTACACTTTCTACAGTATATTGCATTTTTCCGATATTAAGTCTTTGCCCAATTTCTGGTACTTTGATTAAGGAAGTCGAACTATTAATGATAAAGTCCTTATCATCTGGAGAATTGGTGGACGCTTTATATCTAATAATAATTTTTCTATTTAATTCTTCTTTACAAACCATAATATCACCCTTTCTTTAATCAATTATTATTTTCACGCCTGTATGCATTGTTTGATGATATAAATTGAATATATCATCCAATGATAACTTTCTTATCTCATCTACTGGTACGCCAGATTCCCATTCAGGTTTATTTATATTAGTATTGGCGTATTCTTTTAAGCTCTTTTCATAAATATTAACGCGTATCGTTTTATTCATGTATAAAATAGGAGATGCACCAGTAGTATCTATTATCATATTATCTCCTGAAAATAATAATACTGGGATTCCGTTTTCTAAAAACATCTGCATAGATTTATATCTTTTTGGTAAAAGATCAGCCCTTACTCTATCTTTAAGATCTGGAATTATATTTGTTTCAAAAGTATTTACATCATCGTATATTGTCTTGATTTTATCAAGAGACGAATTAACGACTTTTAAATCAGAGTTAGAGTTATAATCTTTTGCATATTGAATAATATATTCTATTCTGCAGTTTATTTTGATTGTATGATTATTTAATACTTGCATAATTTCTCCTCTTTTCTTTTAAAATTTACATTAATGTGGCAGATAATGTAAATTTATATCTCTAATTCTGCCAAATTTGATATTTTAAACAGAATAGTAATATTGAAAGGAGGATTTCTAAAATGTATTTCATAGACGAAATTCCTAATTTAATGATCAAACGTAAAAAAGCTTTAATGCCTATCAGTGACAAAGATAGAAAGAAAGGTTCTGTAGCTATATTATTGACCCCGAGTTACGAGTCTTCTAAATCTATAATGAATAGTGAATTTCTTGGATATAGATATTATTATTCTTATTTTATGAGAAGACCAGTGATGTATTATATAGACGGAACAAAAGAAGAACCTGTAGAGGAATCAGTATCTATATTAGAGGATTATGAAAGATTATTTGATAGTTCAAAAACTAATTTTGTATTTAACGGATTAGAATCAGATATAAAAGAAGTAGAAAGTGTAATAACAGGAGATTATTTATCAAGTATCCAAAAAGGACTACCTAACGGCATAGAATTCCCTGAAACTATAAACGTAGAAGTATACAGAAGAGGATATTTAAGGGAACCAACTGCAACGGTGCTGTATTTAGAATCTAGGTATACTTTTAATAGAGATTTATTTGTAGACTATGAAACTTATGTCAAATTTACTCTTATGGTTTATTTGATCAATAGAGCTAATTCATCAATAAATAAATCTTTGCTATACGGAACTGCTTTAGTAGAAAGTGGTTTATATGATTATTATTCTAAGAAGGGTGTTTGGCCTTTTGCTAAAAATTTAAAAACGTTATGTCCATGCATAGTATCGTACATGGGACGTAATAGAAGGGTATTTTATAAAGACGTAATATTAAAGAATAATAATACCAAAGAATTAGTAAAATTATTTTCTTTATATTTGCCAATAAATGATACTATAAATAACGTATTGGATTATTTTAATATAGATCGTTTATACGAAAACGTTACTAATTATTCAGTATTTGATAAACCGATTGAAGAAAATTACTATTCTAAATTATACGATCTTTTACCTTTAACAGAAAATGATTACGTTCTTTTAGAAGACGCTCAAGATTCAATACTAAAGAAAATGCTTTATAAAGATCGTATTAAAACAAGAAAAGATATGCAAGCTATATACGATAAAGTAAAAAACGATATTCCTACTATTAAATATACTTATCATGATATTTCTAAATATAAAAATTTGAATCTGTTTTTTGATACTTATTGGTATAATGAAACTTATCTTAAAAATAGTACATTTAAAAATCTTAGAGGTTATAATATCTATTCCAGATTAATGGATAGATTAATTATGGATAAAGAAATAAACGATGCAGGATATGCTAATAAAACTATACTTATACCATTAGACGATTGGAATGCTATTGGTAGCGGAAGATTATGGATGATTCAAGATACGATAAATCCTATATCTGTAATCTATAGAAGATTAATGTCTGATATAGATTCTTTAAAAAAATATGGTGATAATACATTTGTATTTTTATCTAATAAAGGATATTTTACAATTAATTTTGCTAAAGTAGATTATAAAAAATTAAAATCTTCTTTTATCAGATTAATCAAAATGCTTATAGATGAAAATACTATTATACCAGAAGAACCTGAAGATGTACAAGATTCTCCGAAGGTTATTAAGGATAATATTATAAATAAAGTAGAAATAACTCAGGGTGTTAAAATTGATTCTTTAGATAAAGAAGAAATTAAACCAGCTTCCACAAGTAAAGCTGCTGTACAGAAAGCAGAAAAGAAAAAAGAATTAGTAGATAAAATAGATAAAGCTGCTAAAAATAGTAGCGATACAGATATAGCTTTAGACAAGTTAGATGATGACGAGGTTAAAGATATTTTGGATTTCTTAAATGATAATCCTGATGAAGGACAACCAGTAGTTACAGCTGCTAGAGCTAGTAGAAATCTTAAATTACAAAATGATTTATTATCTAAAGAGATTAAAGGTAAATCAATTAAAGATATCTTAGATGAAGGAAAGCCTTTACCTATAGAGCAACAGAATAAGAAAATAGAACCTATTGATCTTAAAGTGGATAGTGTTAATCCTGAATGGGAGAATTTGACTTTTCCTAATATAGATAATTCATATAATATGGATGATGATATTGTACGTACATTTGAATCATTGTCTAAATTATCTAATCCATTATATATCAGAGATATATCAGTTACAGATAATTCTACTTCTGAAGATGCTGTAGAAACTTATGAGGTTAAATACGAATCTGGTAGAGGAGAAAGATTTACTGTTAAACTTGATATACCTAAATTTATAGATGGTAAATATATTAAATTAAGAGGTAATAGAAAAGAATTACCTAACCAGTTATTCTTGATGCCTATTATCAAAACTGATGAAGATACAGTACAGATTGTGTCTAATTATAACAAGATTTTCATAAGACGATTTGGGTCTGCTGCTGGTAAGAGTATAGTTGCAGCTGGTAAACTTATGAAAGTTTTAAATAAAAAAGAGTATCCTAATTTAAAAGTACATACAGGTATGAATGCTAGAGTTTGTAGTAAATATGAATTACCTGTAGACTATATAGATTTATCTAGTGTATATAGTAAAATAGTTACTAAGAATTATACTTTCTATTTCAACCAAGATGAAATTAGAAAGAAATATAATGTAGATGATTCAAAAGGAGTACCTTTTGCTTATGATACAAAAAATAAAAAAGTAGAATACTATACTTCTAAAAATGGTATTTTCAGCGATTATTTAGCTTCATTAATATCAACCCAAATGGAAGGTACAACTTTTTATTCTGACTTTGTTAAAGCTTCTAAAGCTACCAAATATACGTACTCTAGAGCTAGCATAATGTCACAAAAGATACCTTTAATAGTTTTATGTGCTTATCATGAAGGATTAGACGTAGTGTTAAAGAAAGCAAATATTAAATATGATCTCAGTGAAGAAAGACCAAAAGATTTACCATATAACTGGGATAGTATTAGATTTAAAGATGGATATTTATCTTTCGAAGTTACATATGATTCTTCATTATTATTAAATGGATTGAGAGATTGTCCTATATCAGAAGTATCTATATCTGATATGAATAAACGTACTACTTATTTAGCTTTCTTAGATCTATTTGGTGGTAGAATTATAGCCGATGGTCTTGATAACTTTTATGATTTAATGATTGATAATAATACTTATCAACAATTGGTATCTTATAAGTTACCAACAGACTATGTATCAGTATTATTGTATGCTAATCAATTATTAGCTGATAATAAATATGTAAAGCATACTAATATTGCTAATACAAGACAATTAAAACGTAAGCAACAGATAGTAGACTTATTATACGCTGTATTAGCAAGAGAATATGCAGGATATAATACTTCTATTAAACATGGAAGAAATAAAGGATTTAGTTTAAAACAATCAGCAGTTATAGATGAATTTATGAAATTAAACACTTCTAGTGATTTGTCTGTAATTAATCCTCTTCAGGAATATGAATCATATTCTGCTGTAACTCCTAAAGGTCATTCTGGTATGAACAGTGATAGATCTTATGGTCTTGATAAACGTTCATTTGATGATTCAATGTTTGGTACTTTATCTTTATCAACAGGTTTTGCTGGCAATGTAGGTATTGTACGTCAGGCTACTATAGATGCTAATGTAGATGCATACGGTAGAATACTTTCGAATGATGATGGCAAAGAAAAAGAATTAAATCCTATTAAGACTTTATGTATGACAGAAGCTTTGACTCCTTTTGGTACTACTGGTGACGACCCTATGCGTAGTGCTATGAACTTTATTCAGACATCTAAGCATGGTATGAGATGCGCTAAGAGCGATCCATTATTAGTAACAACAGGTGCAGATGAGGCTTTACCATATTTGACTTCTAATACTTTCTCTTTTAAATCTAAAGATAAAGGTAAAGTAATAGAAAAAACTAATGATTATATGGTCGTAGAATACGATAACGGTACTCATGATTTTATATCCTTTAAAGATAAAGCAGAAAAGAACTCCAGTAATGGTTTCTATATTGGTATTCAATTAGATAGTAAGTTAAAAGTTGGAGATAAGTTTGGTAAAAATGATATCTTAGCATATGATCCTTTAGCTTATTCTAATAAAACTGGTACTACTGATAATATAGAATATAATATAGGAACTTTCTGTAAAGTAGCTTTATTAAATACAGATGAAGGATATGAAGATAGTGCTATTATATCTCAAAAGTTGTCAGAAGATATGGCATCAGAAGTAATATTGCAGGTAACTAAATCGGTTCCTAAAGATGCTAATATATATAATATGGTAAAAGAAGGACAAGCTGTAAAAGAAGGTGATACTTTATTTACTTTACAGATGGCTTCTGATGATGAATATGTAGATCAGATATTAAGAAACTTATCAGATGATGAAAGTGATATGATAAGTGAATTAGGTAGAACTAATATCAAAGCAGAAGTAACTGGTACAATACAATCTATTATAATAAAACGTACTTGTGAAAAATCTGAATTATCTGATACATTATTAAAATTATGGAATAAATACGAAGGAAATATCAATAAACAGAAATCTATCATGAAGAAGTATGCTATTGATACTTCCGATGTAGAATCTACAGATAAACTTGATAATCAAGGTAAATTAAAGAAAGTAGATGGATTGTATATAGAAATAAATATTAAATATAACGATAAGATGTCTGTAGGCGATAAACTTATATACTATTCTGCTGTAAAAGGTGTAGTAAAAGATATCTTCCCCAAAGGAGATGAACCATATTCAGATTTCAGAAAAAATGAAAAGATGGATTCATTAGTATCATTAGGAGGCATCAATGCACGTATGGTTACATCAGTAATCAAAGTAGGTAGTCTTAATAAGTTATTAGTAGAACTTACTAGATCTTGTAAAGATATATTAGATATACCTTATAAAATAGAATAAAAAATAAATACCCCTATAACCGTATTGGTTATAGGGGTATAAAATATTATTTAGTTTTAATTTTAATCTGATCCCATCCTGCTGCAGTAAGATCAAGCATGAGATTCTTTGTTCCCTGCTCAGATTCATCATATACAATAATCTGTACAGATACGTCATTAATAACAGCATGTTTGTTTTCGATAGAGTATGAAATAACCCAACCGAATCCAACTTCTTTATTAATTCTGTATGTAAGCTTATTGGATGATGTATTTAATGAGCAATAGATATTCTCATTACCAAGAAGATCTGGTGCATAATTGGCGAAATCATTTAAAACGTACTGAATTGCATCTTTTGGAGAATCGATTGGTTCTGATACAGCTTTACCATCTACATCTTTAGCAAAGATATCAGCAATAGCTGCATCTGCTTCTCTTAATCCCTCGATAGCTTCTTCAAATTTAGCGAAATGTTTTCTGAAGATCTTAGGATCTGGTTTTCTTCTAGTAGTTTCTTTTTTCTGAAAATTCTTAGCCATGGATATAATCTCCTCTTCTTTAATATAATTTTTATTTAATATTCATCTATATCGTCAAAGTCATCATTATCAAAATCAATAGGTTGAAGTGTAGAATTTGAATCTTTACCCATAGTTTCATTTTCTTCTAGTACTTCATCTACGTCATCATATAATTCAGACTCATCACTATAGATGTTATATTTTATAAATTTACATTGTTGTGCATACTTGCGTAAATTTATACCATTTATGGTAAAATATGCATCATTTTCAATCTGAAATATAATATCTTTATTTCTAGTATATATATCCGCAGATTTATATATAGATCGTAAGAATTTAAATAAACTGTATGTATAACCAAACCCTTCTGGATATCCGATATCTTGATTTTTTGTATAATCCATACATATATAAATATTAGCCATATATACTAATTGATTAGTACTAAATATATTATTTACGTTTGGAATTTTATCAATACCAAGTATATTGTAAGTACTTGTAGAAGTAGTTCTAAAAGTACCTTTATAATCTGGTAATTCATCTGATTGATTTATAAATTTCATAGGAATAAATTGACTAAACCTAGTATTATTTAATTCTTCATATATCAATTGAATCATATTAGATAATATAAATGATATATTCTTTCCTTTAGAATAATGCATATCAAATATAAAATCTAAACTAAATCCATATAGACCTATATAAGAATATAATTTTCTATTCTCACTATCATATGAACTAGTATATTTTGCCGATGGAATTGTATCTAAAAATGGCAGTAAGTTGTTGTAGAAGTCCTTTGTAATATCTTCTTTATCTATATCAAAAATAATAGAAAATACTATATAAGGTTCTATTTTATTTAGATCTTCTTCTGAAAAAGATTTATTGATATAATCATTTACATATACAATTTGAATATTATAATCTCCATAATCTTCTATTTTAATAACTTTAGCTACTTCTTCATCTGTATCCTTTTTTCTATTTCTTACTTCTGTTTTTCTGTATAATTCTTTTATTTTTTTGACTAAATTGAACATTAGAAACTAGACCTCCTCTATAAAAATATAATAGTATAATTATTTTCTTGTAATAGATATATTCTAAAATTATTACTATATCTAGGTTTTTAAGTATAAAAAGTGATGGTAGAGATTATATTTGTAATATAATTTCACTTCTATTTCACTTTAAACCATTCTCTACTAAGCAAGTTAATAGCGATTCTTATTTAACTGGCTATAAGATTCTACAAGTTTCTATCTGCCTGAGGCAGTAATTCTACAAGAACTTACTTCAATATAGTATTTATCTATGTAGATTACATAAACCATTAGTATTTTTCATTTATCTATCTTAGTATTTAACTTAAACTTTTAGGATTTCTATTAAATCTTTATTTTACTTTTTTTAATGGTAATATGAATTATATTACAAATATAATCTGTAATTGAAAAAAAGTTTACTCTGTCTAACTATTTTCAAAAATGCTTTATTGTACCAAATTTGGATAGCTGCGAACGAAAAAAGTTTTTAGAAAAATAAAAATAGGGTGAATCTTATAAGATTCACCCTAAATTTTTGATTAATTTACATAGATATTTTCAAAAGTGATATCTATTCTATTTGTAATCTCTCTAGTTAATATATCATTCAGAATAATAGTTATTATTCTATCCATATTATTAACAGAAATTACTATGTGTTGATTATTATAACTTATGCCAATAGGTATATTGCAAAATGATATACCTTCAGCGTCTTGTGAGGATTTTATTGATTTTAAACTTCCTTCTGATATATAGAACGATACAATAGTTTGAGAGGTTATATTATCCATCACTTCCGCTTTATTTGCTTTAGAATCTATATATAATATTGTCATTATTTCTTCCCATTAAAGTCTAATTTAATGCCCATAGCCTTCACTGCTTCGGTAAAATTAATTCTACCGTTTTTATCTCTAGGTACATCTTTAAGGGATTCGGCCAATCTAGCATCTCTTTCAGCTGCATACTGAGCGTTGTTTAAAAGTAATTTTTGATTCTCTTTATATTTTTCTTTATTTCGTTTATTATCAATTACTGATGTATTATAATCTCTTTCGATTACCTTTCTCATATTTGCAAATTTGATTTTGAACTTTCTCATTTCATCAAGCTTTTTATTCTCTTCTTCTGATAAACAAGAATAATATGTGCGATTACAAAACATAGCATATATACTATCCTTCATGCCACGAATTAAGTCGCTTGGATTGATATCTGTTCCATCTATAGTAGTAAAATCTGTAATAGTCAATGGAATATTAAAGTTAAAATGATTATTTTTAATTTTCTCTTTATAAATGGGGCATATATTGTAAATATGTGTATAAGGATTATTGATCTCCATACTGCATTTTTTATGATATTTAATAACCAGTGTATCTACGTAGCCTTTCTCTATATTAGATTTAAGTATATTAACCATCTTATCTCTATTATAAAGAATCTTATTATATTCTGCACATTTATTGGCTGTATCTATAATAGAGTTTCCTAATCTAATAGCATCTTCAGGAGATAAAATAAAAGATGAAGGACTTTCATCTTTTGGACCATAATAACTTTCCAGCATAACTCCTGTCATATTAAATGCATTTACCAGATACATGGGATTGACATCGAAATAATATTTACTTTCGATTGATTTAATAGGAGATTCGAGAATCATACTATTATACTTAGTACTACAGATTTGAATATGTGGTACATTCATCTTTCTTCCTACTCCCGGAATAATTGGTTCTTTGATAGTTGTTTTCATAATTACAACTTCCTCCTTTTCTTTTATTATTAATATAGTATACAACTAAGTAAAATAATAAGAGGTGATAAACATGAACGATTTAACAGTATACGAAGATAAAAGTATACTTGTAATGGATAACATACCACCATTCTGTGAAGAAGAATACGATTTATTTGATAAAAAAGATTTTGCTAAATATGTAGCTGATGGAGAAAAACTCATAAGAGGGTCATTTGAATACAGACAACTTGTCAACTATCTGAGAGATTATATGGATATGAATAAGTGCAGTATATTTCAAAATGTATCTAATGAGGAATCTTTTAAGATAAAAATACATATCCATCATTGCCCATTCACACTATATGAATATTTTATTACAGTATTTAATAAACGTATGTATATGAGAGAACCTTTAAATATAGAACTTGTAGCTCACGAAGTAATGTATCTACATTACTTCTTAATGGTTGGTTTAATACCGCTAGCAGAGACAGTACATGATTTGGTACATAAGCAAGTACTATTTATACCATTAGATAATGTAATGGGAAACTATCAATTATTTGAACAAAATTACTCTCAATTTATACCAGAAGAGAGCAAGACTAAATTAGAAGCTATGAGAAAACAGACAGAATTATATAATCAATCATATAATATGTCTATTTTAGAAAGAAAACCTGTTTATATAGAACTGAAACCAGAAGAAGGATCGTACATAATTCCAAATGCAGAGAATATGGAAGCTTTGATAGATTCTATGTTTAACAGAATAAAAGAGATCAAAGGTGCGCCAGAACAGAAAGCTATTGGAACTAATGCTTACGATAATAATGTAGTTATGATAAATCCGATATATCATGATTATTCTAAAGATGGTAATATGATTATGCCTATTTATCATGATTATTCGGATTTGTACACATCTGTATAGGTAAACAATAAATTAATATTGATAGGAGGAATAAATACATGAAAGAAAGTGTTATGTCTCTTTTAGAGAGTGAGTTAACTTCTGATCTTAAGATCAATTCTGATTTTAATTCCTTGCAGGAAATTACTGAAAATCAGGCTAAATTATTAGGGTTTACTACAGAAAAAATTATTGTAATGAGAGAATCTGAAGGACCATTCATGGTTGAATTTGCTAATAACTTGGAAAGATATATGGCTGAAAATGAAGCAACTTTAGAAGAAGCTATGTCATCTATCGAAAGTTTATACAATATTGATAGAAAGAGAATCAATATTGTATTAAGAGAATCCGACATCGGAAAACTTAATATTGGAGAATTGAAAAAAGATTTCAATTTCGTCAAGTATACTGAGTAATTAGAAAATAATAAATAAAATGACATAATTATGATATAATCATAATTATTATCTTAGCCTTTCTTTTAGTACAAGTACGTGTATTCCTCTATACTACATACATTGTAGTATAGAGGAATATTTCGTTTGTTGGTATATTATTTATATGAAATTTAAGAAAAGGAGAATTAGCTTATGAACGAAAGAATCAATTTTAAACCAACAACATTAAATATCTTCACAGACGCATCAGTCAGAAATATGAATTATGGATTTGATTCAGCTTCTGGATTTGTTGCTATGATTGGAGATCAGAAACTTGCCGAACAAATACAAATCAATAGAAATACTACTAATAATTTCGGCGAAATTTATGCCATACAAATGGCTGTACAACTGGCTTTTGACGCAAGACGATTAATGTCTGAACAGCCAAAATATATTAATATATTTAGTGATTCGCTTATATCTGTCAAAGGGTTAAGAGAATGGTTTGATGGATGGGCTTTAGATGATAAAGGATATCTATTAAATTCATCTGGAGAAAAGGTAGCAAATCAGAATATTATAACTAGTATCATGAATATGATTATTACATATAATATTGATGTATCTTTCTTCCATATTAAAGGACATATAAATTTTAATAAAGATAGCGAAGTAGAAAAAGCTATGTCCAAATTTGATCAACATAATGGAACTGTAGGTATAGGAAAAATAGATAAAGAAACGATGATAAAGATGCTGGAGTGCAATGATTATGTAGATAATAGTACAAGAGAATCTTTACAGTATTCAGAAAACATTCCTATTTTATTAAGACCTATAGAAAAATTATCTAATTTCACTATAGAAGAAATCAATAAATATAAAAAGTTAATTGACCCAAGATATCATTTTTGATATCTTGGGCAACTTTCTTATAAAATTACATATAAAAAGGAGAGAACAAACTATGAGTTATGCAGATCAGAAGTTTATTGAAACTGCAAAAAGAATTTTAGATGAAGGTGAAGAAGTTCCGGTAAGAGCTATATGGCCAGATGGAACTCCAGCAAAAACATTAAAAGTATTTGATGTACACACAGTATACGATTTATCTAAAGGAGAGTTTCCTGCATTGACTTTAAGACCGGTTAATCTTAAAGCTTGTGTAGATGAAATTTTATGGATTTTCCAGAAGAAATCCAATGACATTAAAGAATTAAATTCCCATATTTGGGATCAATGGGCTACATCTGATGGAAAGATCGGATTAGCTTATGGATATCAAATTGGACATAGATTCAGACCAGTAAGCGTAGAATACCTGCATAGTGATGGAAGTTGTACTGGAGAAATTTTAGAACTTGACCAGACAGACTATATCATTAATGAATTAATACATAATCCCACTTCTAGAAGAATTATTACAGATATTTATAATATTGATGATCTTTCTAAAATGGGATTAGAACCATGTGCATTTTTAACGCAATGGAATGTAAGAACAGATAAAAGCGGGACTAAGTATCTTGATATGATGCTTACGCAAAGATCTCAAGATTTATTAACAGCAAATAACTGGAATGTATGCCAGTATGCAGCTTTGCTTATTTTTATTGCTAAAGCTACAGGATATAAACCAGGAAAATTAATCCATCAAATTGGTGATTGTCATATTTATGATAGACATATAGATATGATTAAAGAGATGATCACTAGAGAGCCTTATGAAGCTCCAAAATATGAATTAAATTGTAGCAAAGAAGAACCATCATTTTACGATTTCACTGAACTGGATATCAAACTTATTGATTACAAACATCATGATCAAATAAAAAATATCCCAGTTGCAGAATAAGAAAGGAGAGTTTATTATGCAGAAAGAAAACAATTTACCAACAAATGGTACAGATGATAGTGTTGTAGTTTATCACGATTATTTTTCATCTCTTACAGAAAATGTAATTGGTACAGATGATCCAGATGAGTACAACCAGAATGGAGAAGCCTCCAAAGTTATCAAATATAATTCAGTATACGAAGCTATTAATAAAGATATTGAATCTATTTATAAGGATGATAGATATAAATATAATAGCAATATCTTTAATGAGGCTAGAAAACTGTCTAGTACTATTAATACTGACAGATTTATTCATATATTGGCAGATTCTCTAGCATCACTTGGAATATCTATTAAAAATACAATAGAGTATTTTTATAATATTGACACAGGTGTTATTTTTCCGCAATCTTTTACAACCATAGGTCCTAATATAACTATGGATTTATACAGTCCTATTTTAGAGTTGATAGTATCAACTACAACTGATTCGCAGTATATTGTAGATAAAATAATATTAGCTGTCGATAGATTTGTAGCTGAATTATACAATGAAACCCACGCTAATATTCTAATAATGTGCGCAAGTAACTTTATATCAGATACAGAAAAAGGGAAAATATTTAATATTATTTATCCGATATTTGTTGTATATCATGATTCATTGATAAGATCGATACTTTTGTATATGACTCAGTCGATGGAACTTAATGCGTTTACAGATTATCTTAAATTAAATGATTAATCGATGATTGTCTTGTATATTATATAAGTGCTAAATTAAAAGAAAGGACTAGATAACAATTATGATTTATACAGGACCAGGACCTACTCAATATGGAGTAGGTCCAAATAATTTTGGTAATAATCCTTATTACCAACAAGGTATACCAGGATATATGCCTGGATATTATAATGGGAATTATAATATGTATAATCCATATGCCTATCAAGAGATGATGAGGCAGCAACAAGAAGCTTATAATAGAGAAATGAAAAAGCAGCAAGATTTAACTAAGAGATTAAATAAAGCTTCTTTTGTTTACAATGAAACAGATTCTCCAGAAATCGTAAGAGATGTTTATCATTACACTCAAGAGCAATTAGCTGATATTCAAAAATATAATCAAGAGTGTATTACGAGCCAGAGAATTGGAGGAAATTACCGCGCAACAAAGAAGAATAAATCTTATATGCCATCAAAGAAAGTAAATCATTTGATGAATATGAATAAGCAGAAACAGCATGATGATTCTATCATGCCACCAGATGCTGATTTATTTTATTTTATGGAAAATGGCTATAAGATTACGTATGATATTGTAGAAAGGGAGAAGAGAGAAAAAGAACAGAATTTGAAGCAGTTGTATAATCAACAGAGTTATCAGCAGTTGCTCAATATGCATAATAATGTAGTTGGTTATCAGCAGAATTATGATAATATTCAACCTATAAGTTTAGATGATATGGAAGTATCATTACCATCAAATTTAAGGGTTATGAATGAATATCAACAAAGAAGAGAAAAGTTTTTGCAAGAACTTATGAAAAGGCAAGGACAGAAAAATGGCTAGAGCAGATTTATTAAGTATTTTATATACGAAAAAGATGTCTCCTCTGGAGTTTCATTTTGAATCATTACGACCACCAGTTGGTTTATATGATTTATTGTCACCATACGATATAAGATATATGAATTCTATAGCTACTAATCCAAAATTAGCTTCTAAAATATCGAAGAAAACTAAGTTGTTAAACGAAGTTATGGAATCAAGAAACTTTAGAAAGTTAGTTCAGGGTACCAATAGAATATGCTATAAAAACTTTACATATCCTGAAATAGTATGTAAAGTTGCAATAGATAGAGTTGGACTTAAAGATACTCCAGATGAATTTAGAAATCAAATGCTTTTGAAACCATTTGTAACCAAAGTATTTGAAGTATCAGAATTTGGACAAGTAGGGATGTTTGAAAGGGTAGAACCAATAACATCTTTAGAGCAGTTCATGTCTATAGCACCAGACGTATTTGATTTGATATACAAATTTTTATCAAACAATACTTACGCACTAGAGGATATAGGATCAGATTATTACTTAAATTACGGTTTAAGAAAAGGATTTGGTCCAGTATTATTAGATTTTCCATATTTAGTAGAATTAGATCCTGCTAAATTGGTATGTCATAATAAAGATCCATATTCCCCAACAGGATATTGTTTAGGAGAGATCGATTATGATATTGGATTTAATAATTTTATATGCACTAAATGTGGAAAAAGAGTATTTGCAAAAGAATTAGCAAAAGAACAAGAAGAGGACAATCAAAAATTTATCAAGAAAATAGGAGGACCAAATATGAAGATCAAAGTTACAAGAGGAAATAATGTTGTAATGGAAAGAGATTTAGGAAATAATATGAAGAAAACGAACTTCATCCCTGCAAAGAGTCGTGTAAAAATTACTCATAACGGAGGTGATGTTAAAGTAGAAGAGGTCGCATCGGATTATCAGCCTAAAAATGAAGAACCTAAAGAAGTAATTCCAGTTGTTAATAAAGAAGAACCTGTAAAAGAAAGAGTTGTAACTGTAAAACCAGCTTATAAAGATCATAGTGAAAGAGACAGAAATTATCACAAAGATAATAGGCCTAGACAGGATAAGCCATATAAACAGAATAACAACAAAAAATATTTAGGAAGAAATGATCCTGGATATTATAATAGAAACAATATGTCAACTCAGAAGAATAGCAAAGATAATTTCAACAACAATACATCTGTTTCAGATTCCCCTGTTGTTGAAAGTAATATCTACAAAAACAAAGATATGATTTATCCAGCTCCTGTAGAAACGAATGTTGATCCAGGAACTTATATGGATAATACTCCAGATATTAAAGATCTGGAAAATCAAGAAGAACATGTTGTTGAAAATAAAGAATATATTCAACCGCAAGAAGAAAATACTGAAGATCATATTCCAGAAGAAGATATTGAGGACGATGGATATTGATCTTTGAAAAGGAGATAATATTATGTCAATTTTTAGAGGAATTTTATCCGTAACAACAGATATCAATACAGCAATGAGCGCTTCCATCTCCGGATGGAAGGTGCTCTATTTAGGAGATCCAATAGAAGAAAAAAATACAATAGATCAATATGGATTTATTATATCTATGCCATTAGTTCCAGATTATAAAATTCTGGAAAAATTTATTGATGGATATCAGGATGAGTTTGATTTAGAATATTCTGATCAATTAGGAAATCCAGATACGATGTCATTTTTCGCTTCTATATTAGCAGCATTACATCAAGGTATAAATATAGTCATGTATTTTCCAAGATCTGTAATGGATCTACGATATCCGGCAGTATTAGTACAATATATGCAACAGCAGTTTGGTATTATTGGAGCAACTACAGAGAATCAATATATGTATAATGATTCTTATGACAGTGCGAATATATTGCTATTATATATAAATAACCTTGTCACACATATAGATTTTCTCTTAAATTACAGTAGAGAAATGACTCCAGATCTGATCGATCGATTATGTATGCAGATAGGACTCAGAATTGTGAATTATAATGATTATAATGAAAAGATGAGAGCTATAATGGAATATAAGAATACATTGATTGGAATAGCTAGTACTGGTAGAGAGCCAATAGATGTTATTCATCATGATTACAGTTCTGTATTATTAAATGGAGGAGGCAAGTAATGCTTGTATTTGGAAAATTTAATAATATTCCAGATAATTTCATCCCGGTTAATTTTACCGGGATGAATGAATCTACAGAGAAATTATCTATTGATGGAATGGAATCTATAGATGTTTCCAGTCCAGAATTTGATAAATATTTTGCCGAAGTTGTATATAATAACGATGATAATTTCATATCGTTCTTTAGAATTATACAATTATTAATGGCTGGTGAAGATATCTATATATGTATCAGTAATGGTAACGTATTAGATTTTTTAAATGAATCATTAGCAAAATTCATACAGCAGAGATATGGATATAATTATCAGATGATAAATGATATATCTGATATAGATTATTATGATGATTCATCATTTTCTGTTCCAGGATTATATAATTATGATATTGATCAAGAAAGATACATGCAGATAATGACAAATAGAGGAATACCACTAGGATAAAACCTAGTGGTATATTTGGTGAAAATTATGAAAGAATCCAAAACCAACTACAAATGGGGACCATTTACATCGTATAGAGATATAGCATATACTCCATTGGGATACATTGCTAAATTTATTAATTCTAATGATAAAAAAGCGCTACAAATATTGAAAGAATATAAGCTAAAAAATGAGTGTAATATCGCAATGGTACATTCTAAATATAAACCGATAATGTACACGTATAATAGAACATTGTGCCAATATGGACATATACGACGTTATTTTCCACTTTGGTTTAAATCACACAGTACTAGACGTCCTATAAGTTATTATGGAAAGAGAGATGTGAACGATTCATGAAAAAATTTAAAACAATAAATACAACCGCCAGAATACAAGATTATTTAAGAGATCCTATTGATTTACATTTTTTAGTATTAAAGATATTGGATGAAGATATATATAAATTTAGTAGAAAAATTGGTTGCCATTCTTATAGAGAAAGTGATGGTATACACAAAGGAATGATATTTAAAAGTGGTATTCTTCCTTTATACTCATATAAACGTACATCTAACTACAGTAGATCTTTAAAAACTAGAAAACGTTTGTGCGAAAATACTCTAAGAACCCAAGCACAAGCATCGAGGTGGTATTACTAATGAAAGAATTTTTAAAATTAAATGTACAATCTTTAAAAGAATTAGATTGGCCGGAATTAACTCTATATGAGATAGTAAATAATATGGACGTGGACGAGAGTATAATTTCATTAGTATCTTTGAAATTTTTCCATTGTGTTATGTATGCTCCTTATCATTTTATCTATAGAAATCACAGATTAGAATTTCAATCAAAGAATATTGGGGCTTTAAAAACAAAATGCATTTGTGGAAACTACCGTTTTAGGTACATTAGAAAACGCAAAGGAAAAACATTAAAATATTATTGTAAAATAACTGGGAGGTAATAAATATGTCAGAATTATACGAAAGAAAGAACTATACATTACCTATCAAGTATTTATTTAATACTTATATAAGGGAATACGATATTTCAAAATGTAATGTGAATATTTTACTTTATAAAGGGATAATAAATAAAGAAGAATATACTAAAATAATGAACTTGTCTAGAGAGTATAGGCAAGTTCATATTGGCTATATTTTAAAAGATGAAAGAATTAATAGAGCATTTGAAGAAGGACTTGCAGAAATTAGAAAAAGCTTTTTAGAAATGAATGAATTAAATGAAGAAGATATTTTAAGTATCAAGAACGATGCTATATTTGTTATAAATAAGATACCTACTTGTGCGTCAATAGGAAATATAAGATTCCTTAATAAAAACACATATACATCTTTCTTAAAATTAGCAAATATGGAAATATATTATGGATTAGATAGACAGAGTAATACCGAAATAATAGATGTGAAAGGTATTAACGATAGTAAATTGGAATTCCATAAGAATGGAATATTAGATATCATATGTAATACTTTATGGTATATAAGTAATGGTGATAGTCCAACAGCTATTGATTATATAAGTGATACCTATAAAAAATATATAAATAAACAATTACCCATCGACTGTTATAGAAACTTTGATAATATGTCCATGTACGATATAGTGATGTATAATCATAGATATGGAGTACATCATTTAAATAATACTCCAGAAAATATGGAATTATTAGATATATCATATAACGGAAATTTATTGAGGGAATTATACACAAATGTAATGGAATATAGTTTAGGAGGGAGAAAATAATATGAGTACTATAGATATTAGAAGTACAAAATACTTAATCAAATATACAGATAAAGTATCTGGGACTGACTACTACATCGGTAAATCATGCATTTCTAATGATAGACATTATTTTAAATTATTAAAATACAGAAAATTATATGAACAAATTCTGGAATACGGATTTAATACATTAGAAGAAACTAAAAATGCTATATTGTCAAATAAAAATGACATTGAATTCCACTTAACGTTTTTAAATAAAGATGATGAATTTAAAAAGAGATTAAAAACCGAATCCGAATCTTTGCTTGAAATAATACCAGTAACTGTAAATTTTAATGTAAATATTAAATCAGACCTTGCTACTGAGTTAAAAGTAGATATTCACGAAGATGATAAATATGTAATACAAGTCAATGGTGAATATTATTTAAATAAGGCTAAATATTTTAGTAGAATAGATCAAAAAGGTATATTTCTTTTATTTGATACTGAACAAGCAGCCAAATCTTTTATCACGAAAATGGTGATAAAAGATAGCGCAGCATTTGAAGCATTATCTGGAATGACTTATAATGAATTTTTAAATAAGTGTATCAAAATAATAAAATATAAAAATCTAGATAATAAGGAGAAATAATATGAAATACGTAGTTTGTATAAATGATAAATATTATATAGATTATAGTAATGGATTAACTGAGGATATTACTAAAGCTGAAATATGTCTGAGCGAAGATCAGGCTAAGTATAGAATATCCAGTTACACATGGTACCTCGCAGAAGAAATAACCGCATTTACAGGGATGAGTCCGAAAGAATTTGCTGATAAATGCATCAAAATAGTTAGATACGAAGAAGAAAGTGGTAATATAATACGAGAATCAATAAATAAAATGTGTGGGTATTTTTTAAGAATAGAACCTTATGAAGATGGAAATGAGCCTATAGTATATATAGGTAAAAATAATAGTCGCGGTCTTAAGTTTTTATCTCATAATTTAGCAGAACACTTCGACAAATATGTTATAGAAAAATACTCATTCCAAAATATATCAGAAGCTATATTTTATTTTAGCGCGTATTCGCATGATATTAAAGAGCATATAATAAATAAAGTAAATCAAGATATTATCACAACTAGGCATTTATCTGACAATGTAAGTATAGTAATATGTACAGATAATACTCCAGACACAACAGTTAGCGTTTTCAATTTGAAAGGGTTATAATATGGAAACCACAGAAATGTATGTATTAAAATTGAAAAATATAACTTATAATTCAGCATTATATATTTCACCGAGTTACGCTTTTGATATAAGCAAAACCAACACACTTACAGTTAATTTCAATATATTCAAAACTGAATCATATTCACTCATAGTCAAAAATGGTTTTTGTAATAAAGAATACGCTTTATGGTTTATAGATAAATATAAAAATGCGATATTAGATTTTATATCTAATTATAACAAATTATATTTAGATCAACTTGATAATGAAATAACTTTAGTGAAATTTACCCTTACTAAAGAAAAAGAAGAATTAGACACATTTAAATTGGAGGATTAAAATATGAGTTTTACAATTAGCTTACCAAATATGGACAATGATAATTCTATAAATAATATTTTTAACTGTAACTTAGATACTTTGGAAAATTTCTTTCCACCAGAAGGATTCGAAATACCTAAAGATATTACTTATCTTAAATTAGGATTTTACATTACTCATTATGAAGAATATAGAGATAGATTCGATAAAGAAATTTTAACCCCAGTAGATAAATTTCGTAATACTGAATTATATTACAAATTTATGAAAGATGATCTTGGATTAGACAGAGATCCTAATTATCCAAAAGCTCCGTTGAAATATATGTATGAACAGTTTAAGCTTCATACTTATACCCCATACAGTGAATTAACAGATGATCTTCGTTCTAAAGAAGCATCTATCAAAAGAAAGATGAATGAGTATATTATCTTAGCAGATAAAAATAAAATATTTGCTAAAGATCAATTAAAAAGAATGAGAAGTAGTGTTACTGCTATGGATAAAAGATTAAAGAAACAATGTTCATATGAAAATCTTTATATGATAACAGATCTTACAAGATACTTTAGAAAGACGTTAGACATATATCAAGATTACATTTCCGATAAAACTGAAGTTGCAAAAAGATTATATGACGATATAATAAAAAGCTTAAATGCTTTACAATCTGTAAAATATATGTAAAAATTAAAACTTTTGTAACATTTAGAATAATACAGGATGCTTTGATTTCCATCTTGTGTTAAAATTTACCGGTTACGTACTTTGGTAATTGCATAAGTTAACTCCTTTTTAAAGTGTATGAAAGCATTTATACCCCATAAGCGAAATTGCTTATGGGGTATAATGTGTTTAAAAATAATTTTTTATTTTTTACTACATTTCAGCTGCTGTGCTAGCTGGTTGAGAATCAGCTCCAATTGCTTTCATAATTTTATTTACTACATTACAATATTCATTAATTCCTCTCATTGCTATAGTCCGTAAGGAATTGAATATATTTCCAGTTAAGGCTGTACCTTTAAGCAGTATATTATAGCAATGAACAACATCGGCTGCTCCTGGCATATCTTCCCCGGAGTCTTTGGACATCATATTTTCGTACTTTTCTGCTCTTTCGTTAATTCCTGCATATAATTGTAATATTTGTTTTATATTATTATCAATACTTTTACTCATTATATCTAAGTTTTTTTGATTTTGAAGTATCAAATTAACAAGTTCTTTATCTACATATCCAAAATTGTATTTAGTCATGAAATCTTCAATTTTACTCGCTTTATTTAACGGAGCTGGAAGCTGAGACTTATCTGTTTTTATCATTTTCCAAATTCTTTCATCACCAAGATTAACATTCATTTTTTTAGACAGAAATTTATCTATGTTGGATTCTATATATTTTATCCCTTCAAAAATATTTTTCTGATTATTATTTCCTTCTGCCAATGCAGCATTAAATACTTTAACCTTTACCTCGTAGTAAGGACAATTTACCTTGATCATTTTTCCTGATTGATACGCTTTGTTAAGATTTGCAGCTCTATATTTTTTATATTTATTTATAACGGGACCGAATATTTTGGTCGCCCAAGCTTTTAATTTATTTGCCCATCCTGTTACCATTTCCACAGCTTTTCTAAAAAAGTTTGCTAATGATTTTCTAGAAAATCCCTCTCTAATAGCTTCTAATTCGAAAGATTCTATTATAGTATTTCTCATATCAAATTGTGCAGATTCGTTTAATATGTCCATTTCTAATATATAATCCATCTTTTAATCTCCTTTTATATTATACTTTATAGAAATGTGTTTTGATTTGCCTGTATATTACATAATATTAATATATAAGGTAAAATTTAGTTTAAAGGAGATCAATGATATGGATTATATATTAGAAGCCGATATCTATGAAGGATGTAATCAATTGAATATGCTTGAGTATTCTTTAGAATGCATCGGAATAGATGAAAATGAATTTGTAAACGAAGGCGCTAATATTAAAGAAAAAATTAAGAATATAGGTAAAACTATTTTAGGGTGGATCGATAGCACAAGAGGATTTTTAAAAAAGATATTGGATTTTGTTTTTAGAAAATCCAAAGTAGCAGATGCTGCATATGAATCTGCAGAAAAGAAAGCTGAACAAGCCGCAGATAATATGGATAAAGCAACCCCTGAACAGGCCGAATCTAAAGCTACCAAAACAGTAAGTAATATCATGAGAATAACTATGAATCTCAATAAACAGATAGAAATGAAAGACAAAGAAATAGAGAAATTAGGATCAGACACTGATAATACCGATACTAAATCTGATATAATTCCAATAACTAAAGGAAATGTATCAAAAACGGATACGAATGCAAAACCTGGAAGATGTACTGTAAAGACTATAAATACACAAAAAGTTGGAGAATTTCTTGCATCTGCTCAACAGAATATCCATGCTATATCTTCTTGCATTAATAGCATGGATAAATTATTTAAATCGTTAGATTTTGAAAATCCTGAGAAAAACAATTATGATAAGTTTTCTAAAAGTGAAAACCGATTCTCTGAAAGAGAAATTGCAGTTAGGTATGGATTGCACGGTGAATATTACAATCCAGCAAAAGCGTTTCTAGAAGATGAAACTTACACAATTCAAGAGTTATCTAAAGGAAAACGAAAAATTCACAAAGAAATAATTCAGGTTATTAATACCAATAAAAAATACATTGATAGTATTCAAGATAGATTAGGAAAAATAATTAGCCAATCTGACAAAGAATTAGCAAAAGTTAGACAAAAAGTACAATTATACGTCGATAAGATTCATAAAATGGAAGGAAGAAAAGGCTATCATGCGTACGGAGCTTTCGGTAGCGATATGCAATTTTTCAGGAAGCATGTTACTAGAAGTAACGAAATAATAAACACATCAGCTCAATTCGTGATTAAGTATAAAGTCACTTTAGCTGGATATTTGTCAGCTATTGCAGCAGGATCTTCTTCTGAAGCTGCATAAATTTTATCCCATATACCAATTCGGTATATGGGATATTTTTAATATACTATTTGTCCTATTTTGGCTCTATCTAGATATTCATTATATATAGACCAATTATATACGTGATCTCTTAATTGTAACAGAGTATTAGCATAATTAGAAGAACTATTTATACCTTTTATTTCTTCTAGACTAGCTTGCAAGAAATTTATTACTTTATTTGCTATATTGATAGTAATACCGTTCCTATACTTATATAATAACTCCATCCAGAATCCAAAGCATTGACTTGCAGGTATAACAAATTCTTCATTATTATGATACATTTGGTGTACAGTTTTAGAAAGCATTACTATGGGTATTCTATTTTCAGAATGCTCTTCTTTCAATAAATGAATCAATTCAAATGTAGTAATATGACCTTCTGTATTTAATACATGCTCACATATCATAAGCGCTATATCATAAATAGTTAAAAAATTATGATGCATTTCTATACCATTAGCTCCTAATAAATCTACTGTAATATTAGGAAAGTATTGACATCTATTTAGACCTAGATCTATTAAATATGATTTATATTGCTTATAGAATCTAGAATGCCTAAACTGAGCAACAGCATTTGATATAAAATTCTTATAAGTATCTATCTCTAACAAAGATTCTTTGGTTTGTTCAAACTGTATAGAAAATTCACTATTAGGAGAAGATACTATAGGGTTTTGCGTTTCATCAAATTGAAAATATATATCAGGTATTTCATTTACTTTATTTTCGTCCATAGAACTCCTAACCTCCTTAATTAGAGGTTAGGAGTATAAATTATGCAAAATCAGGAACAGCTACAGATTCTCCTCTATCAAGTGCTTCTTTCATCAGTGCTTTAACTTGTTTTAAAAACATGTATTGATAATCTTTATCTTTTTTATATAATTCCATACAAGTTTTGTTTATTGCTCCTAAATCTATGGATTCTTTAATCAGCATATTTCCCCAAGTTATGGCATTCCTAATTTGATTATCTTGAAACTCTCCAAGATTTCTATCAAGTTCACTTACTATTTTTTGTGTAGAATAATATACATTGTTTATGTCACAAATATTGCTTTCACAGCTTTCGATGCCATCTTTATCTGCAGATATTCGGTCTATCGAAAGTTCGATGAAACTTGTATCTTTGAGCAAAAAACTATCATCTAATTCAACTTTTCTAAAACAATTTTCAATATTATCTATTTTTAATTTATTCATTTCCTCTTGATGTTTCGAATATTCTTCTTTTTTCTTTTTTAATTCTTCATCAGTCATCCCTTTAATCGAATTAAACATAAAGGACATTTTTTTAAGATCTTGAAGATAAATTTTTAATGGCATGAATGATTTTTTAATAAATAAATCACTCAGATTTTCATTTGATAAACTATCAATGCTATAGTATATTATTTTCTTCTTTCCTATAAAATTACCAGCATATGCATTTCTCATTTGATTTTGATATTTTAATATAAAATCTACATCTTCTTTTGCTTCTTTATCTTTTTTCTTTTCGAAGTTTATTGTTTTCTTGCACCAATTAAACATTGCTTTTATCACTGGCCCTACTTTTTCTTTAATCCATTTTACAAAAGCATCCCACGCTTTTTTAATAGAAAATTCTTCAGTAAGCAAAGATTCATCCACATAAGAGTTATAAGCTGCTTCTTTGAGCATATTTATTTGCGTTTCATAATTAAGCAGTTCAGCTTCCATTATATAATCCATAATATTTTATAACCTCACTTTACATATTAATATATTAATTATTTGTAGATACAATAAATAGGGAGGATGTAACATGAATTACATATATCTTATAATTTTATCAATAATATTATGCTTTTCTATAACAATTTTAATATTAATGGTAAGCATAACGAATTCTTTACATCAGAAAAATGATTTAGAATTATTAAAATTAGAAATGACTATAGAACCAAAAAAAGAAGATTTTGATATTATAGATTTAATGATAACTGAAGAAGTCAGCAAATATCATATTATAGTAAATGAACCTAATGGTATTCAATATATGTCTGATGAAAATATTTCTAATATGGAAAAATACGTATTAACCAAAATCCTTAATAATATATCCCAATTACAATTACAGAAATTAAAATACATTTATAATGATCAGAAATTAGAAGACATAATATATGAAAAAATACAACTAGCTGTAATATCTTATGCTACCGAAATAAACACTACACCAAATCAGAATGAAGCATCATAACCAAACATGGTTATGATGCTCTTATCCTCCCTAAAAGTGTATAATAAGAAATATATAATTATATATTA